CAGACTTGGCGCGGTTGGCCTTGATGCGGGCGCGCTTAGCGGCTTCGTAGGCTGCTTCGTTCTCGATGTGGGCGTAGTGGGTCATGTCGTATCTCCGTTGCTGATGAGCCGGTAGTAAACCACCCGCTTTACTGTGTCAACCCGCAAAGAGAAAAAAGTTGGAGCGGCGCAGGGCCGCCCCGGATGGTCATGCGGTCTGCTCCTGCTTGCGGGGCATGTAAGGGAACGGCGACATGTCGCGCAGCAGGGCCGCGTACCGGAACAGGAACTGCGCCTCTTCCCAGTCCGCGCTGCCGCCCCGGTCGAGGGCCTTACCGGCGCACGCCATCATCCAGTCGGCGGCGCGATTGATCTCGTCGCGCCGGGCCTCATCGCACATGGCGGTGATGGCCTCCGGCGTCAGCGTTATGCCCTCCACGTCACCGGCGCTGCACGCACGGAACACGCGCTTGCGCAGGCGCAGCCAGCGGTTCTCGGCCTCCAGCTTGGCCTCGTCGATGTCCCGCTGTTCCTCGTCGTCCCAGCTATCGGGGATGCCCCGGCACTCAAAGCGGTCGAGCACGGCCTGCTCGTAATTGTCGAGCAGGCCGCGCAGCGCCGCGTCCTTGCGGGCTTGCTTGGGGTCTTCGCTTGCGATGCGTGTCATCAGTCAGCCTTTCACGATGGTGATCTTGCCGCCCATCTCCATGATGGTCAGCATCAGGGCCTTCTCGCGGCTCAGCCCAGCCTTGATGCGGGGCGCTGCGCGGGTCTCAATCTCATCGGCGAGGGCATAAGCCCTCGCCTTGAGTTCTGCCGCCGGGCGGCTCATGCCTTGTCTCCCAGAGCCGCCATCAGATTTGTGGCCAGAGCCGAGTATGCGCGGACGGTCCCGGGTGGCGTCATATCGGTGTGGAACACGTAGTAAATCGCGTCTTCCTTCAATTCGCGAGCTTGCTCTTCGGTCAGATCATACGTGCCCGCGTTGCCGATGAAATCGTAAACACAGCGGTCTACGTATTCGTTGGCGATAGTTTTGCTGATGCGAACTTTCATGTCAGGGTCTCCTTCGTTGCTGACAGGCCCCTTATAAACCACCTGCTTTACTGTGTCAAGCGGACTTTTTGCACGATCTCGTCGATGTCCGCCTCCGACCGCGCCACGAAGGCGGGGATGCCCGCCTGATCCATGCGCGCCCGCTCACGCATTTGCAGCGTGCTGTGGCGGTCTCCCGGTGCCTTGATCTCGACAAAGGCAAGGGCGGGCCACGTCCACCAGATCAGGCAGTCAGGGCAGCCGTTGCGCCCCTCGTACCTGATCTTGCGGTACTGGCCCCCGCTGTTCTGGACGCGCTTCTTGAGGTACTCTTGGAGCTTGGCTGCGGGTGTCATCAGTCGAGCTTAGCGTACCTGTGCATCTCATGGCCAGCCGCCGCGAGCGGCAGCCCGGTGGACCAGCTCTCGCCCCGCGTCATGTGCGCCGCCAGCGCCTCGACCGTATACGCCGGGTCGTCCGGGGTCTCGCAGATCAGCTCGTCGTGCACGCGGATGCACACGTCGTAGCCGCCACTGTCGGCCCGCAGCATGCCGCCCATGAAGATGTCGCGGGCGATAGCCTGCACGATGTTTTCGACCAGCTTGCCGCCGTAGGTGCCGAGCGACATCCACTGCTTCGTGTACTGGTCGACGCCGTCGTAGCCGATAGGCCCCTGCATCACCGTGCCGTCGGGCAGCTCCCGCTTCCAGTCGAGGTGCGCCTTGGGGTACGTCAGGTAGCGGCCCGATGGCAGCTTGATGCACAGGTAGTCGCCCTTCATGCCGAAGCGCAGCGAGCGCACGTCGAACACCTTGTCGGGGTTCCTGATCGCGCTGATCGCGGCGCGCTCCACGTCATACCACAGCGAAACCACGCTGCCGTGCGCCTTGCGCCATGCGGCGACGATCTCCATGACCTTATCCTCGGGCAACACGACCCCGTAGTTGGCGGCCATGCTGTTGAACGCGCCGACGCCGCCCTGATAGCCTAGGGCCAGCTCCTGCACCTTGCCGATCTGGCGCTCGTCCTTGGTCACGTCCTCGGCGTTCTTGTTGAAGGACTTGGCGTAGGCCAGCTTGTACAGGTCGTGCCCCACGCCCCGGTCGAAGTCGTAGAAGGCCTTAACCTTCCAGTCCTCGCCTGCCAGCCACGCCAGCACGCGCCCTTCGATGTTCGACAAGTCGGCCACGACCAGCTTCTTGCCCGGCTCGGCCACGAGGCAGCCGCGCACCGACGAGGCGCACAGCTCGCTGACGTTGTCGAACAGCAGGTCTTCGCAGTCGAGCTTCATCGCCTCGATGCCGTCCTCGATGACGTGCGGCTTCAGCGTCGGCCTCGGCAGGTTCTGAGGCTGGAAGATGCGCCCCGCGTCGCGCCCGGTGCGTGCCGCGCCGCAGAACTGGATGATGCCGCGCAGGCGCCCGTCCGAGGACGCCGCGTCGAGCACGACCTTGTACTTGGCGGGCGACGTGGCCGAGGCCTGCTGCCTGATCTCCAGCAGCTCGCGCACCACCGGGTCCAGATCGTCCTTTAGCAGCGAGGCTACGGTGCCCTTGGTCATGTCGTCGGGCACGAAGTTGTGGTGCGCCGCGAGGTAGTCCATGAACTTCTGGCGCTGCGTCAGGCTCGTGACTACGCCTTTGGTAAGATCGGCGGTACGAGCGGCCAGAGATCGAGTAGCTCGTTCAAAAGCTCGGATAGCGGCGGTGGCGAGCCTGCGGTCGACAGCGACGCCACGGTCATTAATTCTTTGGTCTGCGATCCACAGCTCGCGCTCACGGCGATTACAGTTCCAACGCGGCAGACGTCGGTATAGCTCGCGCATCGCGTCCACATCGAGGCGGGCGTATTCGATGAAGGCGTTCCACTCATCCGGGTGCGTCTCCCGTGTTGCCCGGCGCAACTTCATGTTCTTAGGCCGGGGTTTCGTGAGCAACTGTATCAGCTTCTTGCCCGCCTTGTCTTTAGCCTTGTCCTGCGGAACGCCGAGCACGTCGCAGAGCATGCCGAGCGACGCTGGCAGGCTGTGCTGCAGGGCGATCACCATGGTGTCTGTGATTTTATCCACAGGTATATTTACGCCGCAGTGACGCAGCACGGTGCGGTCGAAGTGGCTGTTGTGGATCACCACCTCGTCGGCCTCGTCGACCATGCGCTGCAGCAGCGACCGCCAGTCAGGCATGTCCTGCGTGTCCCAGACGGCGACATCGTCGTCGTCCCACGCCCATGGCACGAGCATCACCTCGGCGGCCTCTGCGTAGGCGTGAGTGCCGTGCGTGATCTTAACGGTGCTGAAGGTCTCGGTGTCGAGGAAGAGCGTGCGCATCAGCGCTTGCCGTGCAGGATTTCGCTGATGCGCCCGATGTTGATGTCGTGCGCCTCGGCAATCGCCTGATGCGACAGGTCTGGGAACTGTTCGGCCATCTCGCGGACCGAGTTGCGCACCGCAGCGGTCACCCGGCGGCTGGTCACCGGCGCGCGGTCATAGCTGCGGCGGCGCGTCTCTTCGGCAAGCTGGTTGATCTTCTGCGCGATGTAGAGCTGCCGCCGGGCGAGACGCTTGCTCTCCTCGGTCAGCTCGCCGATCAGTTCGCGGATTTCTGGGATAGTACGTTTTGCCATGCTGATAACCCTCCGTTCAGGTGGGCCGTGCCGCGAAGTTATCAGCAACGCAGGGAGAACCCAACGCGCGGCACGGCCCGCCTGAAAGGAGGGCGCGGGAAGCAGAAGGGGTGCTCCCCGCGCCCGGACGCATAGCCTCAGACGAGGTCTAGGCCAAGCGCCCTTTTGTAAGTCTCTAGGACCAGTTCCATTTCGCGACGGTCATCGGGCTTCATCTTCCGCAGGCGGACGATCTGGCGCATGATCTTCGCGTCGTAGCCCACCGACTTGGCCTCAAGGTACACGTCCTTGATGTCGTCGCCGATGGCGGTCTTTTCCTCTTCGAGGCGCTCGATGCGCTCGATCAGGAGGCGGAGGCGGTCGTCCTCCTCACCGTTGTGGCCGATGCCCGACATCAGAACAGGTCTTCCGCGTCAGGGGCGGCCTTGACGAGGTCTGCGAAGTCATCCGCAGTCACCGTCGCACCGCCACCGAAGGCCTCGCCGTCGCTGGCGAACATGACGCCCAGAACCGCGCAGTTGATGCGGTTGCCGTCGTCACGCAGCAGCGGGTACACTTCGACCTTCACGTGGGCGTAGCAGCCGCTGTAGAGCTTGCGGCGGATGCCGTCCTCGTCCAGCTCCTTGCCGAACTCGTCGAAGCACTTGGGCTGCTTGTCCGAGGGTGCGCTGGCGTTGAGGCTGTACATGCCCTCGAAGCCCTTGAACACCTCGCCGGTCGAGGCGCTGCGGTATTCCTTCTTCGCAAACGCAATGCGGCCCTTCTCGGTCAGCATGTCGATCTGCGTCTTGGCCTTGTCCTTCCACTGGGTGGTGGCGACTTCGGCAATGGCGGCGTCGAGCGCCTTAACGTCGGCGTCCTTCGGGTCGATGATGACGCGAACACTGTAGCTGGGCTTGCCACCGTTGACCGAGCGCGGCTCGGCAAGGTTGACGAAGCCGATGCGCTTGTTCTTGAGCATCAGCGAAACGGAACGGCGTGTCTCAGTAGTCATTATTCAGTCTCCAGTATCGTGCGGAACTCGTCCGCGAGGTTTGCCACGGAAATAGCCGGGCGCTTATCAGCCGCAGGTGCGACGGATGGTTTGCCCTCGGCGCGCGTCGTCAGGTCCATGACCCGCTTCAAGCGCTTCGGGGTGTCTTTGAGCAGCTTCTCAGCCACAGCCGGGCTGATGAGCTTCTGGGTGTACATCTCATCGTCCCGCAGGCGGAACGACTTCTTCATGATCTCCTCGACCTCGGCCTCGTCGGCCCACGCGCGGTTGCCCTTGCGCCCCTCGACCAGCTTCCAGCCGTCGATGGTCTGCCCGGCCAGCAGGCGGCGCTCGACCTCGGCACGCACAGCCTTGCACCATGCCTCGACCAGATCAACCTTGCTCATGGCGACGGACAGGTAGTTGTCACCAGAGCCGCTGTCGGGCCGCTCGGGGATCAGGTCCGCGAAGTCATCCAGCGTGGCCGTCTCGTGCACGATGCCGCCGACCTCGTCGCGCAGCGCCGGGCACGTGGCCTTGGCCTTGCAGAAGCGGCACTGCTTCTCGCCGGGGTTTAGGTACATCCAGTCGAGCTTGTCGTTCTTCGCGAGCACGTCTTGGGCGTCCTGCGCAATGCCTGCGGAGGCCCGCGCCTCGAGGCCGAACTCACGCAGCATGTCGACCGGCACGCACCACTCCGCGACGTGGTTGAGGCGCGGCTGGTGGATCACCATGGTCACGTACTGGATGTCGTCGGAGAACAGGCTGGCGGCCTCCAGCGCGCCCAGAGCGTAGAGCTGGAGCTGCTCGTTGTTTTCCGCGTCGACCTTGACGCCCATGCCGTACTTCAGATCGACCACGTACAGTTCGTCGCCCTTCAGGATCACGGCGTCGCTGGTTCCGAAGCTGTCTGGCACGCCGATCACGCGGCTGAAGTCAACGCGCTGCTCGACCAGCAGATCGCCGCCCTCGGCGTACTCCCAAATCAGCTTGCAGTAGTCCATGACGTAGTCCGCCATGTCCTGCGTGACCTTGATCTTGAAGCCGTCGACCTCCTTGGTCTCGCCGACCGGGATGACGAACTCGGGGTCCGTCAGCACCGACGCAGCCAGATCGTGGGCGCAGGTGCCCTCGGCGGCGTAGGGGCTGCTGTCGTCCGGATACTCAGCCTCGAGGACGATGCTGCCGGGGCAGCGCATCCAGCGATGCGCGCCCGACGGGCTGAGCTTTGCGTGCGCGGCCATCAGAGAGCATCCTCGAGTGCGGCAGCAAGCTCAGAGGCACGCTCTGCGTCGATGTCAGAGGCCTTGGCCACCCCGAAGCGGCTCAGCACCTCCTCGCAGGCTTCCCGGCCCTTGGAGGCCACCAGCTTGAGCACCAGCGCACGCAGCGTCTCGGAGGAGACTTCCGGCTCAGAGGCCGATGCTGGCGGCGTAGGCTCCGGGGTCGGCTCCGGGGCGGGTGCAGCTTCGGCCACCTCGGGCGTAACCGGATCAATCTTTGCGGGGGTTGCACCCTTGACCGGCGCAGGTGCTTCCGTGGCGGTGCCGGTGTTCAGCTTGGCGGCGAGGCTGAGCGCCTTGCCAGCCAGCTCGGCGAGCGTGTCGGCGGTGATCTCGATACGGTACATCTCAGTTTCCCTTCTTCAGTTGTGCTTCAAGTTCGGCAATCCGGTCGTCGCGCTGACCGAGCATCATCTCGAGCTTGTCGATCTCGACGCCCAGTTCGTAGACGCGGTCGTCGAGGCGGTTGGCGTCGATCTCGGCGTCACGGGCGCGCTCGAGGGCGTCCTCGACGCGCGTGTCGTTGTATTCCTCGCTCTGCGCCAGACGCTCGCCCAGTGCTATGCACAGTTCGTGGTCGCTGTCGCGGGCCTCGGCGATCAGGCGCTTGCTGTCCTCAGCGCGCCAGTAGGTACGGTCGTGCATGTCAGTGCTCCTCAAAAGTTCCACGGCGTCGCGCCGTACTGCTTGGCGATCTGGCGGGCCTCGCGCTTGTTGGCGACGTTGAAGCCGATCACCTTGGTGCGGTGGCCGTCGATGATGCGGTTAAGCACGACGGTGGCGGGGTTGTTGCGGCCCTTGACCGTGTACTCGGCGGCGAGAATGTTGCAGCGCATGTGGGGTCTCCTTCGTTGCTGATGAACCCCCACATAAAGCACCTGCTTTAGGTGTCAACCCCTCACGTGCAAAAAATTACGCGTCCCATGTCAAAGGCTATCGGGCCGTCCTTGCGCTTGGCCAGAGAGTGGATGGCGCGTTTCATGAGGAAGAAGCGCTGGTCGCGCTTGCCCGCGTCAGGCTTGGGCAGCAGCTCGGCGCAGCGCGCCACGAACAGGGCCTCGCTGACGTCGGTCTGGTCGGCGTACTCGCTCTCGATCACCTCGAGCACGTGGCGCTCGTTGGCCCCGTAGCGCACGACGTTCTTGCGCTCCTTCTCCTCGGCCTTCACCACCGGCACGTCAGCCTCGACGGCCACGCAGCTCGTGATTAGGTCGCCGTCGTCATCGACGCCCAGCTCGACCACCTCCAGCTTGAAGCCGAAGCGCAGGCCGTCCTCGCCGTCCTTCATTTTCTCGAGGTGCACCTCCCGCTGCCCGTCCTCGTGGCGCAGCACCTCGTGCTGGGCGGCGGCTGCGGCCTTGATGCCCGACCAGCCGCGCGACCCCTTGCTGGCGTCCTTACCGGCGTGGTGCACGACCAAGTTGGTCGCGCCAGTTGCCTCGTGGATCAGCCGCAGGTTCGACAGGGCGCGGCCCATGTCCTCGGCGCCGTTCTCGTTCGCGCCGGGGGTGACCTGCGCCAGCGTGTCGGTGACGACCAGTGCGATGTCCTCCCCGAGCGCCTTGATCTCGGCCAGCACCTCGGCGATGTCGTCCTCCTCCAAGAAGTTTGGCGCGGCGGTGATGACGTGGATCGGCACCTTGCGCAGGTCGATGCCGTGGTGCTTGGCGTAGGCCTTGGAGCGCTTGCCGAGGCCGCCAGCGCCTTCTGCGGCGATGATGACCACGGTGCCCTGCTTCGTGCGGTGCCCGCGCCACGGCAGGCCCTGAGCGATGTGGAAGGCGTAGTCCAGCGCCACGAAGGTCTTGCCGCTGCCCGACGCGCCGAACAGCACGACAAGGTCGTCCTTGGGCAGCACGTCCTTGATGAGCCACTCGCCCGAGGGCAGCGTGGTCAGGTCGTAGATCGGCAGCGGGCCAAAGCGCCCCCGGCTCTCGCGGTTCAGCAGCTCAGCGCTGATGGCATCGACCTTGGCCATCACACTCTCGGCGCTGGCTGCGCTATCGGGGCGCGTGTGGACGTACCCCTCTTTCTTGGCCATGTGGATCACGGTGGCCATGGTGAGCTGCTTCTGGCCCGGCACGGCGCGCCGGTCGAAGCTGTCCCACTGCGTGCGCAGGCCCTCGGTGCCGGGGTACGTCGCGCCGTCCTGCGACCACTCGTCCCACAGGTCGAAGCCCGTGTCGTCGCCTTCGCACTCATGGTGCAGGGCCATGCCCACCCTGATCCAGTCATCGCGGCCCATGTCCGCCGACAGGTGCGACAAAATGCGCTGCATCTGCTCCACGCTCAGGCCGAGGCGTGGCTCATAGCCCGCCATGAAGTCGTCCTCGATCTGCGCGGGCTTGCTGGCGCCGAAGCGCTGATGGCAGAAGTCGATCACGTGCTGCGGAAGCGGCGCAACGGTGTCCTCGTCGCCGCACAGGTCGACGTGGTCGAGCATCCAGCCGGTGAACGTGGTGAACCCCGTCGAGCTAAACGCCTCGATCCCGAACTGCTCCGAGGTCGCAAGTGATTTGCTGTTGGCAAGCACGTTGGCGTCCGCTTCAAACACGGCGTGTACACCGCGCCCGCTGGGCGAGTACTCGGCGTATGTCCCTACAACAAGGTCCATGACCTGAGGGTCTACAACGCCGTCGGTCACCGCGTTATCGAAGTCGAGGATGACGATCCCACTGCCTTGAGTGTGGGCGAACCCTACGCCGTCAAACCCCCCTCTGATAGCCGCATCACGGGCAACGGCGAAGGTAGTCAGCCTTGCGAGGTCTTGGGGAGAGCCTTGCTGGCCGTGCCGACGAGCACCATCCGCCCAGAACGGTATTTTCCGGGGTTTAGTGTCGCGGACGTAGCTCTCAAACCGCCAGACCATCCAAAAAGGAAGATCACGTAGCGGGGCAGGCGCGTGGATGTCACGGAGTTGGGGCGTGATACGTCGTATAGCAGTCACTTGTGCTTATCCCGCCCGTGGTTTTCGTGAAAACCATATTTTATTTCGGCGGCTTTACGCGCTGCGGCGGCTTCTTCCAGCGTAACATATCGGCCAAGTGCGACGCATTTCCCGCCCGGAAGCGATATCGCTGCGGCCCATTTTTTGCGCTTAGAAACCCAGTAAACACCCGTCACTCCGCTGGTGTTGTTGCTACGACGGCGCTGGTTTTTGGCGTTTTCGCTTTGCGGCACGTCTCTTAAATTGCTTATGCGGTTATCGGTCCGGTCTTGGTTTATGTGATCTATATTCTCGGTCGGCCATGCGCCGAAATGATATGCCCATGCGGCGCGGTGAGCGAGAACCATCCGCCCGCCAACACGCCCGATTTTATACCCTTGTGAATGTTCGGCGCTAAGCGGAGGACTGTTTGCTTTTTTAAGCTGATAAGCCTCCCAGTGCGCGCGCGACGCAAACCACGCCTGTGTGGGTTCCGCCCACGAAAACTCACCCGTCTCCGGGTCGTAGTCAAGCAGTTGCCTCAGTTCTTCGGGCGTGATAGCGGTAGCGTCAGACATGGGCGAGGTTCCTTCTCGTTCGTGCAGGGGGCGGCGGGGTCAACAACTGCCGCCCCTTTCTTATGGGCGCATGTAGCTTCGCCCGTCAAGCGGGTGCGCCGACGAGTGCGACCAGATCAGGCTTGACCAGATAGGCGCGATCCACGCCGTACAGTCGCTCGATCTCCAGCGCCCGTGCGGGCGGCACCCAGCCGCGCTTCACCCACTGCCCGACGGCCTGAACGGTCACGGACGGGGTGAGGCTGCGGGCGAAGGTGCGCCGGTCACCGGCCTTCTCAATGGCTACCTCAACGCCGGTCATGCCGCCACCTTCGACATGCGCTCGATGTCGTTGCGGACGTGGAAATCTCGGAACATCGAGCAGCCCCGGCGCTTGCCATATTCGAGGCAGGCCTTGGTCAGTTGCGGCTCAAGCTGGCGCAGCTCAGCGCGCAGGGCGTCGACCCTGCGCAGCAGGGCAATCGTCTCTTCGTCGGTCATGTTACTTCCCCTTGGGCAGGATGCGACCCGTCTTCGGATCGCGGGCGTGCATGGACTTCATGCGGGTGATCGCCATGTCGCGCTCCATCGTGGCGGCGCGCAGTTGCACCTCCATGTCGCGGATCGTGCGCTTCATGCTCTCCATGAGCTTCTGCTGCTCGGTCTCTTCTGTGAGGTAGGCTGCCTCTTCGCTGGCCAGCCGCTGCTTGAGGGCGCGGAGTTCACCCCACGGATTGAAGATGCTCATAGCGTAGTCTCCCTAGTTGCTGATAGTTCGCTAGGCGTACAGACACCCCGAGGCCCTGTCAAGCGGGTGCTTTAGGCCGATCCTTCGGTGTTTAGGATTTCGCGGTCCTGCATCATGCGGGTGCTGATCAGGGTGACGATCAGCCCGAGCACTTCGCTCACGTCCTCCACGTCATCTATGGCCAGCACCTCTTCAACCAGCACGTTGACGAGCACGAGGGCGCGGCAGGCGTGGAGGCCTTCATCGAAGAAGGTGGATCGGAGCGCCTCGCGGACCTCGTACTCGGCGTTGTGGTGCGCCTCTGCGTGCAGCTCATCCTCGGTCATTGAGAGCCTCCTCGGCCTGTTGCCTCACCCATGTGTCACTGGCGTACTGGGCGAAGACGGTCAGGATCGCCTCCAGCTCCTCGACGCGCGCCTGTAGCTCTTCGGTGGTCATAGCGTGGTTATCCTTCTCTCCCGGTCGCGCAGGTAGGTCAGCACGGCACTCAGGAGGCGCGCGGACCCCTCCTCCATGTGCTTGCGGTGCAGCAGCTCGCTGTCATTGCTGACAGTGGTCATCTTGGGGTCTTTGCCACTGGCCATGCCGATCATGGCGCCGCCCTTCTTGGCGCGCTCCTTGCGCAGCCGGGCGACACGGTAGGGTTGCACGCCGTAGATGCTGGCGATGTACTTGTCGTCCTTGATGTACACCGTGGCGTTGGCGATCTCGCGGTCACTGAACATGAAAGCACTCACCCTTCTCAGTCCTCATTGGTCGTTGTGCGGTCCGTCGTATGGCATGTCACGGAAGAAGCCGGAGCGCTTGTCCTCGTCCGTGCGCAGGAAGTGGCCCCAGCATGTGCGACATGCCATGGAGCGATGCTGCGCCTTTGACAGCGTGGCTGCAAGGGCCTTGGGGTCCACCACCTTCAGGGCGGCGCGCAGCACGGCCATCTCGTGGTCGGAGGCGCGGATCGAGTAGCCTCTGTTGTAGCGGGTGACCTTCATGTCAGAACCTCAAGTCGTCAGGTTGCCAGTCATAGATGTCCCAGCCGAAGTTGTCCCAGAGCCAGTGGCGCAGGGCGGGGGTCATGGCTTTGCCTCCTGCATGGCTGCGAGAGCGGCGTCAGCGATGCAAAAACCAATCCGGCTTCGCAGTTCAGCGGCAGGCGTATTCTCGTCAACAAATGGTGGCTCAATCCAACTGATGGCCCCCCGCAGCCGCTTGTTCTCAGCCTCAAGGGCTTCGATGCGGTCGGCGGCTTCGCTCACGCATTCAGGGTCTTTGTCGTAGAACATGGCTATATCCACGTTGTAATCGAAAGCCCGCAGCCGCTCCACCAGATCGCTGCTTGTGTGCTTGGGGCTAGTCATTCGCCCTCTCCCCACACGATCTTGCCGCCGCGCTTCTCGATGGCTGCGCGGAGGTTGTCTGCTTCCGGCTGCTCGTAACCGTCGCCAAATGCGCCGTTCAGCGCCTCAACCAGCGGATCGGGCTTGGGGATGATGAAGCGTTCGTAAGACGTTGGCATTGTCGGGTAGAGCGCCTGTAAATACTCCACCATACGGCTAACCTCCTGCTTGAAGGCTTCGTGCTGTTCGATGGCGCGAAACAATGCGGCTCTTACGAAACCCGGAATAGCTTGGAGGTTCACGTAAGCTGGAACCTCGGCGCACTCCCTAAGCAACGCCAGCGCTTTGCGTTCGATCTCGGTCACTTCTTGTCTCCCTTGGGCTTCGGCCCTTCGAACTTGGCCTTGAGGTCAGCGAGGCGTGACGCGATGCTGTCCTCGACCCATTGCTTCTGGGCCTGCGGATCGGTCGGGTAGGTCATGACATCAGTATCCCAATGGTGGTGATGAACAGGGGCAGCGCGATCACAATGATCGGCGCGTAGGGGTCGTGATCCAGACCCCAGCGGACAAGCTCACGTATGCTCATGGCTCAAGCCTCCTCGGTCTGGATTGCGTTGAAGCGGTTGCAGCCGCTGCTCCAGCTCACGGACGACCACGCGATCACGTCGTCGTTCTGCTGGCGGGTCAGCACCGGCCCGAGGGCGGCTGTGCCCTCCGGGTCGATGCCGCCGGTGGTGCACAGGCCGCTGAGGCGCTTGTAAGCCCCGCTGTAGTGCTTGCAGGCGAAGCAGCGGCTGTTGGCCTCGGCGTAGGCGATGCGCTCGTTGTGGGTCATGGCTCAGGCCTCCTCGACAATGCACTGCCACAGCGGAACGTGCGAGATGATGCCGTCACGCTCGCATGTGGCGAGGCCGCGCCAGATCGAGGCGATGGTGCCGACATGCGTCTCGTAACCGTCGTTGAGCCACGCGTTGCGGCCCAGCAGGTGGACGAGGTGTTCGGGGGTGGTGTAACCTTTGCTCATGTCAGGTACTCCGTAGTGCGTTACTGATGCACTGACCCATAAAGTGGGTGGTTTAGCCTGTCAACAGGGAAAGTGCATCAGGCGCCGTCTTCGTACTTTTGCCGCTCGACCAGCATGGCCTGCGCGTAGCGGTAGGCTTCACGGGCGTGCTCGGCGTAGTTGCCCGGATAGCGAGTGGCGAAGATGCCCATAAGCGCCTGCCCGGCGAACCAGTCGCGCAGGCTCATGCCGGTTTGCATCATCTCCCAGTTGGCGGGCACGGCGTTCGGGAAGGCGGCGATGTCGAGGTCTTCGGTGTCGTCGGTCATGGTCTCAGTCCTCCTCGTCGTCAGTGGGCAGGTCGATCAGGTCGTAGGACACGCTCACGCCGAGACGGCGTAGCTGGCGCACGGTCAGGCTCGAGACGAGCACCTCGAGACGGTCGCGAGCCTCCGCCGCCTTGCGCCGCGCCTCCGTGGCGCTGCGCTCTGCGTCCTGCTTCTCCTTGGTGAGCTGCGCCACGGCAGCCTCGAGGCGCTCGACCTTCCAGCGCAGCAGCGCCTCTTCGGTGTCCTCCGTCTCGGCGGTGAGCACGTCGTCAGAGGGCGCCGGTGCTGGCCGGAAGCGCGGGTGCGAGCGCGGGTCAGCCTTGAAGGCGGTCCACTCTGCCACGCAGCCCTTGCCGATGCCGGGGGTGGCGAGCAGTTGCTTGTCGGTGATGGCCAGAGCGTTGCCGTAGGTTGCAGGGGTGTGGTCCCGCATGAGTACCTGCTCAAGGCCGTGTAGAAGCCTCACGGACAGGTCCAGTACGTTAAGCCTAGTGTCGGCGGTTACGGTGCTCATGATGGTGCTCCTTCCTTGGTGAGCTTGCGGGTGGGGTCGCGCATCACTTCGCGACCGTTCTTGAAGTAGTAGTAATTGACGTAGCCGCTGGGACCGTTGACGCTGCGGCTGTCGGCCACGCGGTAGACGCGCTTGAGCTTGCTCGACAGGGCCTGCGCGGTCTCGTCGGCAATGTGCCATACGGGGAACTCGGCAATGAACTCCCACGCCTTGAGGCGCTCATCGAAGCGGTGCAGATAGACGCCCGCGTCGACGGTGAGGTTGGGTTGCTTCATGGTCTCAGTCCTCCCCGTCGATGGCTGCGTCGATCTCGGCGCACAGGTCGGCGAAGCTGTCCGCCGATACGCGGTTGGCGCAGTCGTCCTCCCAGCCGTCCTCGCCGCCGACCCACGTCGGCTCGTAGCCGGGCGAGAAGGCCTCGAAGCAGCGTGCCTCGCGGCACTCGGACACGGTCCAGCCGCGATAGACGTTGGTGTACTCGGTGCTCATGCGATCTGCTCCTTGATGGCGAGGGCCTCGGCATAAATGGCCTCGCGGATGGTCTTGATGGCCTTGATCCGGTCGTAGTGCTCCTCGCGGTCGGCGATGCAGGCGGTGTTGTTGCCCGGGTAGTCGCGACCGTTGGGCACGGCCTGCGACAGCGCCTCGATGGCGTCGATCAGGTGGTCCATGGCCTGCAAGCGCGGCTCGATCAGGTCGTCTGCGCTGCTGCCGTTCAGGTTGAGCTTTGGCGTTATCATGGCTCAGGCCTCCCACTGGTTGACGTTGGAGAGCGGCACGCGGATGCCGTAGTGCTCGGCGTCGTGGCGCTCGATGCTGCCGTGCGGGAACGTCGCCGGATCGACCCAGCGGAAGTCATCGCCGTGCGCGCTGGCGCTCTGGGTGCGTGCCCCGGCGGGCACGAGGACCGTGTTGCCGGGGCTGAAGACGTACGTGAAGGCCTCCTTCACGGTGGTGTAGATGGTGGTGCTCATGGTCTCAGTCCTCTCAGGCGACGGTCAGGCCGTCGGCGATGATGCCGTGGTAGATGTCCTCGAAGAAGCGGCGCTCGATCACGGTGCCGCTGCACCAGTTCTGCGCGTCCTCGGGGAAGTGCTCGTCCGCCCAGTCCTTGGCGGCGGTGGTCTGCGGCTCGAGGATGATGAGCGAGCCGTGGTCTGCGACGTGGAAGTCGGTCATGCTGCGTACTCCAATGGGTAGGTGTCAGGCACCTTGGTGGCGTAGTGGACGGGGCGCTCGTAACGGCCTGCCTCGTCGCGGTAGATGCTGATCCAGCGGCCACCAGCCGACAGGCTGACGGTCTGGCCGTAGTTGATGTTCACGCCCAGCGGCCAGAAGAGGTACAGGCCTTCGCTGTCGAGGGCGGCGTTCAGGGTGGGGAACCAGTTGCGGTGCGTCATGGTCAGGGTGCTCCGGGTGGTGGCGGGGCCGAAGCCCCGCCGGTGTGGGTCAAAAGTTGTAGTCGTGGAAGGCGCGGCGACCGGCGTAGGCGTTGCCACCGCCCTCGAAGGTGCGGATGCCTGCGCGCTTCCACTTGCGACGCTCGTTGCCCTCCTCGTCGGCCCAGCGGCGCAGGGTGATCTTGATCTCATGGCCTTCCGGATTGGCTTCGTAGCTGTAGCGCTGCACGTGCTGGTTATCGCAGTGAGCGGCGAAACCACCGGGGATGAAGTTCAGCTCTTCGCGGTTCAGCAGCTCGGCCTTGTCGGCGCGCAGGGTGATGGTGGTCGGGGTCTTCTTGACGATGGTGTAGGCGTCCACGTCGGACCAGACCGAGACGCTGACGCCGTCGCCGACGTTCAGGGCGCTGATCTCGTCAGCGGCGGTGTTGATCTCGGCGGTGCGCTCGGCGATCCAAGGGCGGGCAGAGGCGGTAGTGGTGGTCATGTCAGGTACTCCGTAGTGCGTTGTTGATGCCCCCCTTGTAAGCGGGTGCTTTACAGGCGTCAACAGGAAAAATGCAGGCTACATGAAAAAAGTTGCAGGGTAGTTTTTGGGCCGGATGTAACACGTGTCACACGTGTCACACGAGAGATGGGGGTGTCACGTGTGACACTACATGCAAAAGATACCAAGTTGCAAGGTGCCTGAATGTAAAAGATTTTCGGGGTGTCACACGTCACATTTGGCCACGTGTGACATGGTGTGGCAGCCTGTCTGTCACAGCACACCACGGTCTATATCTTCGATATAGCCGGTGTAGTGTGACGGCGTGACGTGACGTTTCACGTTGCAGATGTGACAGTTTCCGGGGTGACACGCCTGTCGAAACTGTTCCTCGTACACGCCGTCGTGTTGCACCCCGTGTGGCGTGTTACGCCGTGCACTTGCCGCGCCGCGCCCCCGGTGTTATCTCTGCGGTGACTGGAAGCACTGTCGAACTTGCGGAGCATGCAGCGATGACTGGCCGACCGAGTACCTACACCGAAGAGATGGGTAACCTGATCTGCGACAAGCTGACCGAGGGCGTGAGCCTGCGGAAGCTGTGCATGAGCGAGGAGTTCCCCAGCGCGTCGACAGTGTACGTGTGGCTGGATCGCTTCCCAGAGTTCGCGGAGAAGTATGCGCGTGCGCGCGAAGCCGCGACCGAGGACATGCTCGAAGACCTGCTCGAGATTGCCGACGACCCGAAGATGGACGCGCAGGAGAAGCGCGTGCGCATCGACACGCGCAAGTGGGTCATGGGCAGGCTGAAGCCGAAGAAGTACGGCGACAAGTCCACGGTCGATGTCGGCAACAAGGAAGGCGAGACGCTCAAGGTCGACAACAGCATCGACACCGTGGCGCTCACGTTGCGGCTTGCGAAGGCGTTGCGCGAAGCGGATGCCGACGAGTGATCTGGAACCCGTGGCGTCGCATCCGCGAGCTTGAGGCGCAACTGCGCGCCCTCGACCACGCGCTGCACCAATCGAACGAGCGGTACGACAAGGTGCGCGAGATGAACGTGCAGCTACGCGACACGCTCACCCTGTATCGGAACGCATGACCGACGTTGCCGCCCTCCTCGCACCGCTTGCACCCGAGCAGCGCGTCCACCTCGACTGGCAGCGCCGCTGGCGCGAGACGGCGCGACCGAACCAGATCGTGCCGCAGACCGACTGGTCCGAGTGCGGCTACCTCGCCGGGCGCGGCTTCGGTAAGACGCGCGTCGGCGCCGAGTGGATCGCCCGCGCCGCGTATGAAGACCCGACCGGCTTCGACAGTTGCGTCATCGCGCCGACCTATCAGGACGTGAAGATCACCTGTTTCGAGGGCGAGAGCGGCATCCTCAGCGTGCTGCCGCCCGACCTGCTGGTCGAGCACAACAAGAGCGACATGGTCATCCGCTTGCGAAATGTTGCAGGTGGCGTCTCCACGATCCGGGGCTTCACCGCAGAGAAGCCCGAGCGTCTGCGCGGTCCGCAGCACACGCGCGGCTGGTTCGACGAGCTGGCCGCGTGGCAGTACGACACCGACACGTGGGACATGGCCATGATGGGCATGCGCCTCGGCGAGCGCCCGCAGGTGCTGTGGACCACCACGCCCAAGCCGAAGGAGATGATCCGAAAGCTCAGCGCGCCCAAGGCTGGCCGGATCATCGTGCGCGGCTCGACCTTCGACAACCGCGCCAACCTGCCCGAGAGCTTCTTCGCCCAGCTCGAGCAGTACGAGGGCACGACGCTGGGCAGGCAGGAGCTGTACGGCGAGCTGATCGACCCGGAAGAGGCGGGCATCGTCAAGCGCAGCCAGTTCCGCCTGTGGCCGTCGAAGCACCCGCTGCCGCGCTTCGAGTTCATCGTCATGAGCCTCGACACCGCGTTCACCGAGAAGACCTACGACAAGAAGACCGGCGACGCGGACAGCACGGCCTGCGTGGTCATGGGCGTCTTCTTCCACGAGAAGCGCTTCAACGCGATGGTGCTCGACTGCTGGGAGGACCAGCTCGGCATGCCTGCGCTGATCCGGCGCGTCCGCAAGGAGATGAACACGCCCTACGGCGAGGACGACGACGTGGCGCTCATCAAGCCGCTGTACGGATCGAGCAAGCCGATGACGAGCGGCCACAAGCCGGACATCCTGCTGATCGAGGACAAGGGCAGCGGCATCTCCTTGCGCCAGATGCTCGAGGCGGAGGGCATCGAGGCCTACGCGTACAACCCCGGACGCGCCGACAAGCTGACCCGGCTGCACATGGTCACGCCCGCACTGGCGCGCAAGCTGGTCTGGCTGCCCGAGAGCGACAAGTATCAGGGCCGCCCGCGCAACTGGATTGAGCCGATGCTGGCGCAACTGTGCGCGTTCACCGGCCCCGGCAGCATCAAGCACGACGACTACGTCGACGCCTTTTCGCAGGCGCTTCGCCTGCTCATGGACAAACGCCTCCTCGATCCTGTAAAAGCGCACAAGGATGAGCGCGATGCACCGCCGCCCAAGGTGGTCACGAACCCGTACATGCAGTAGGACCACACGCCATGGACGACGAAGACGAATACGGCCTGAACCTTCCCCGCGATGACGAGGAAGGCGAAGAGTACGGCGAGATGATCGAGATGCCCGGCGAGGAAGAGCCGGACGTCGAGGACACCGAGGACGGCGGCGCCATCGTGCGGCTGGATGACGAGGAGGCTCTGCGCTCCGACGACTTCTACGCCAACCTCGCCGAGGACATGGCCGACAGCGAGCTGAAGCAGATCGCGAGCCAGTTCGTCGAGCTGGTCACCCGCGACAAGGAAGCCCGCAAGAAGCGCGACGAGCAGTACGAGGAAGGCCTGCGCCGCACCGGGCTGGGCGACGACGCCCCCGGCGGCGCGCAGTTCCAAGGCGCGTCGAAGGTCGTGCACCCGATGCTCACCGAGGCCTGCGTCGACTTCGCCAGCCGCGCCATCAAGGAACTGTTCCCGCCCGAGGGTCCGGTCAAGGACAAGCTCGTCGGCGACGTGACCGGCGAGAAGGTGAAGAAGGCCAAGCGCAAGACCGACTTCATGAACTGGCAGCTCACGACGCAGTCGCCAGAGTTCCGCGCCGAGCTGGAGCAGCTCCTGACGCAGGTGCCGCTGGGCGGCGCGCAGTACCTCAAGACGACGTGGAACGAGGCGCGCAACCGCCCGGACTTCCTGTTCGTTGCAATCGACGACATGTTGCTGCCGTTCGCGGCGACCAACTTCTACAGCGCGCAACGCAAGACGCACGTGCAGTACCTGACGCAGCTCGACTACGAGAAGCGCGTCAAGTCCGGCATGTACCGCGACGTTGACCTGCTGCCTGCCACCCAAGAGCCGGACTTCAGCAGCGCCGAGAAGGCGAACAACAAGATCGAGGGGCGCAACGAGACCAGCTACAACGAGGACGGCCTGCGCACCGTCTACGAAATCTACGCCATCGCCGACATCGAGGGCGACGGCGCGCTGCCGTACATCATCAGCATCGACAAGACCTCGAACATGGTCCTGTCGATCTACCGCAACTGGGACGAACTAGACGAGGCTCAGGAAGAGCTGCAGTGGTTCGTCGAGTTCCCCTTCGTCCCATGGCGCGGCGCCTATCCCATCGGCCTGCCGCACATGGTCGGGGGACTGTCCGCCGCCGCGACCGGGGCTTTGCGTGCGTTGCTTGATGCCGCGCACATCAGCAACAGCCAAACCATGGTCAAGCTGAAGGGTGGCAGCCGAGGCGGGCAGTCCCTTGAGATACAGCCGACCCAGACCACCGAGATCGAGGGCGGCTTGGCTGCGGACGACATCCGCAAGCTCATCATGCCGCTGCCGTACAACCCGCCGAACCCGGTGCTGTTCAACCTGCTCGGCTTCCTGATCGACGCGGGCAAGGGCGTGATCCGCACCACGCTCGACGATGTCTCAAACAGCAACCCGAACGCGCCGGTCGGCACCACGCTCGCCAAGCTAGAGCAGGGCATGGTGGTGTACAGCGCCATCCACGCGCGCCTGCACAACGCGATGGCGAAGCTGCTCGACATCCTGCACCGCCTCAACGGCATGTACCTCAACGACGAGGAGGAGCAGGAAGAGATCGGCGAGGAGATCGCCAGCCGCGCCGACTTCGAAGGCCCGCTGGACGTCGTGCCGGTCAGCGACCCGAACATCTTCAGCGAGGCGCAGCGCTTCGCGCAGGTGCAGGCCATCGAGCAGCGGGCGCAGGCGATGCCGCAGCTCTACAACCTGCGCAAGGTTGAGGAGCGCATCCTCGAGACGCTGAAAATCCCGAACGCGAAAGACCTGCTCGTTCCTCCGATGGAGCCGAAGGAGCAGAACGCGGTCAACGAGAACGTGGCCGCGACGCTCGGGCGCCCGGTGCTGGCGTTCCCCGAGCAGGACCACATCGCGCACCTCAAGACGCACCTCGCGTACATGACGAACCCCGTGTTCGGCGCGAACCCGCTCATCGCCCCGGCCTACATCCCGGTGATGCTCAACCACATCAAGGAGCACATCGCCCTGTGGTACGCGTCGAGCGTGTTCGACGTGTCGAACGAGGCCACTGGCGGCGACATCGGCGAGGACATGAAGCAGATGAAGAACGACCCGGAGGGCCGCAAGTCGCTCGACCGGATGCTCGCCGAAGCCTCGTCGCTGGTCATCGAGCACGGCGACCAAATCTTCCAGTCGCTGCCGCCGGTGATCCAGCAGGCGCAGGCCATGATGCAGCAGCTCGCGCCCGCGCCTCCGATGGACCCGACACAGGCCGCCATGCAGGCCGCGCAGCTTCAGGCCCAGACGCAGCAGGCTCGCCTGCAGCTCGAGGGGCAGAAGGCGCAGCAGGACGCGCAGCTCAAGCAGGCCGAGATGCAGCAGGATCAGGCCAAGATGCAGGCCGATCAGGCCGAGGCGCAGCAGGACATGCAGCTCCGCATGGCGCTGGAGATGCAGAAGCAGCAGGCCGAGGACCAGCGCACCGCAGCCGAGCTGCAGGCGCGCATGGCCATGAACACCGAGGACAATCGCACCGCGCTGGAACTGGCGTCGGCGGAGATTGCCAGCGGCGAACGCATCGCGGTGTCTACTGGCACCGGGATAAACCCGAACCCCGGCGCATAAGGAGGCCGACATGGCAGCAAGTGACAAGCCGAAGACCAACGAAGTCGATCAGAAGGGCGAGTTTGTGAAGCAGCACAAGAAGATGGCCATGGGCGTGCAGCCCAAGGTGCTGTCGTCTCCCAAGACGCCAGCGTGAGAATTGAGACCCTGCTTCAGCGTCTGGAGCAATCGCAGGTCGATCTGGCCCGCGATGCGCTGAAGCAACCTCAATCCCGCGACCAGTTCGAGTACGGGCGCGTCGTGGGAATTTATGCCGGTCTGGAACTGGCCAAGACTGTCCTGCTGGACACCGTGGCCGAGAAGGAACGGAAGGACTTTGATCTCTAACCTTGCAGGAGGAGCACCCATGCAAGACTACGTACTGAATAAGGTAGAATACGCATACGACAGCATCGACGACGCGTTCCCGCCCGTCGAGCCGGGCGTGCAGCCGTTTGGCTCACGCGTCGTGGTGCAGATCAGGTCGCCCAAGAAGAAGACCAAGGGCGGCATCATCCTGACCGAGGACACCAAGGACACTGAGATGTGGAACACTCAGGTGGCCAAGGTCATCGCGGTCGGTGAACTCGCGTTCAAGAACCGCAACACGCAGGAGCCGTGGCCGGAAGGCTCGTGGTGCCAGCCCGGCGACTTCGTGCGTGTTCCCAAGTATGGCGGCGACAAGTGGTCCGTCCGTTACGGTGACGACGACACCGAAATCCTCTTCGTCATTTTCAACGATCTCGACCTCATTGGCAAAGTCACCGGCGATCCGCTGGCGATGAAGGCCTTTGTCTAAGTCGATAAGGCTAGAAAGGAGCCGATCACATGGCTGATACACTGACAGAAGACGACGGCGACGACCTTGTTGTCATCGAAACCGAAGACGAGCAGATACCCGTCCAGCAAGACGCGTCTGAGCCTGAGCCTGAGCAGCAGGACGAAGACGAAAGCGAAGAGGACGACGAAGATCGCCTCGCCATGTCGGAAGACGACAGCGACGACGAAATCACCTCGAAGCACAAGGACAACCGCGAGAAGCGCACCAAGCGGCGCGAGCTGCAGAAGCGGGCCAAGGAGCGTGCACAGGCCGAGCTGATGCTGCTGCGGCAGCAGAACGCCGAACTGGCGCGCCGCGTGCAGGCGATTGAGGGCAACACGCTCAACCAGCAGGTGAGCAGCATCGACCAGCAAATCCAGCAGCGGCTCTATGAGGCGCAGCAGGCTGAGCAGATCATGGCGCGCGCTGTTGAGGCTGGCAACGGCGACGACGTGGCGGCTGCCCTTCGCATCCGCGACGAGGCGCGTGCGCAGGCGGCTCAGCTCATGGGCCAGAAGCAGCAGGCCGAAGAGATTGCGCGGCAGGCCGCCCAGCCGCAGATCGACCCGCGCGTCACCAGCTACGCCCAGCAGTGGCTCGAAGCGAACCCGTGGTACAACCCGCAGGGCCGCGACGAGGACAGCGCGATCACCAAGGCCATCGACAGCGCGCTCGCTGCCGAGGGCTGGAACCCCGCCTCGGAAGACTACTGGCATGAGCTTACCCGCCGCGTTTCGGCGCGGATCGGCGGCGACGACAGCGCCCCGGCGCAGCGTCAGGCACCGCCCAAGCGCAAGGCTCCGCCGACCGGAAATACCCGCGAACATGCCCCCGCCTCGTCGCGTAATGAAGTGTACGTGACACCGGAGCGGAAACAGGCTATGATCGACGCAGGTGTTTGGGATGACCCGGTTCGCCGGACCCAGATGCTCAAGGCGTATCAGGCCTACGACAGAAACAACACGGCACGCTAAACAGGAGTATGCCACATGACTGAAGAACGTATGGATGATCGCCTCAAGAAGGACATGGGTGTTAGCCGCCGGGACCGTGGTGCGTTAGACCGTCAAGCGACGGAGAACCGCACCATCAGCGACGACGAGCGGCTCGAGATGTTCCGAATGCAGCTCTACAATGACGCGCTTCCGAATATCCCTGATATTCCGGGCTATCATGTTTGCTGGCTCACGACGACGAACAAGAATGACACGATCCAACAGCGCATGCGCCTCGGCTACGAATTGATCCGCGCCGAAGACGTACCGGGCATGGACCTCGTCACTCAGAAGACCGGCGAATACGTCGGTTGCATCGCCGTTAACGAGATGATCGCGGCTAAGCTGCCCATGAGCCTCTACCAGAGGTACATGCAGGAAGCTCACCACGACGCCCCGTTGCGTGAGGAAGACAAGCTCGCCGAAACCGCAGAACTTATGCGGCAGCAAGCTGAGCGGTCGGGTGGCAAGCTGATCGAAGGTGATGGGATGGCAGAGATGCGCGAGTACGTCCCTCGACCGAGAGAGTTCAGTTGAGGGGTTCCGCAACCCTTTCCATAAGGAAACAGGCAAATGTCTAATACGGTTAATGGACCGTTCGGCCTTCGCCCGGCGTATAGCCCGAGTGGTGTGATCCGTCCCACCGCTTTCACTATCGCCAACGGCTACGCGCAGAACATCTACCAGAACCAGCCGGTGCGTATTGCGCCGACTACTGCTGGTGGCGAAACCGAAGGCACCATCGTCGCTGCGGCGGTTGGTGCGGCCTTCATCGGCACCTTTCAGGGTGTTGAGTTCACCGACAGCGACGGTCGCCGCCGCGTGTCGAACAAGTGGACGGCTTCGCAGGTTGGCACCGACATCGTCGCTTACTCGACGCTCGACCCCACCATCGTCTACGAAGTCCAGAGCAACGCTGCTCTGACTGTTGCCGACATCGGCAAGCAGTACGACTTCACTGCGATCTCGGGCAACAGCACCACGGGTCTGTCGTCGCAGGCTCTCGACGTGGCTTCGGCTGCTGCGAACGCCTCGGTCCGCCTCATCGGGATCACTCCCGGTCCTGACAACAACTGGGGTGACACCTACGTCATCGCTCAGGTCCAGATCAGCGAACACCAGTTTGTCGCTGATAAGGCCGCCATCTAAGGAGGGTTTGAACCATGGCTATGCCGATGCGGAGTACTGACTTCCGCTCCATCGTAGAACCCATCCTGAACGAAGAGTTCAATGGCATCTACGACCAGCGCGCCGATGAATACGCACAGGTCTTCAAGACCTTCAACGGCATCCCGCGCAACTACCACGAAGAACCCGTCCTGTACGGTTTCGGCGCCGCGCCGGAACTGCCGGACGGCATGCCGGTCACCTACCAGTCGGGTGGCGTGCTCTTCATTCAGCGCTACGTCTACAAGGTCTACGGCCTTGCATTCGCGCTGACGAAGGTGCTCGTCGAAGACGGCGACCACATTCGCATCGGTCAGACCTATGCGCGTCACCTCGCGCAGTCGCTGATCGAAACCAAGGAAACCCTTGGCGCGAACATCCTGAACCGCGCTTTCAACGCCGCTTATGCTGGCGGCGACGGCGTGGAACTGGTTGGCGACAATCACCCGATTGTCACCGGCACCTTCAGCAACAAGCTGTCGGTCGCTGCGGCTCTGTCGCAGACCTCGCTCGAACAGCTCCTCATCCAAATCCGCAATGCCGTCGACAACAACGGCAAGCGCATCCGTCTCACGCCGAAGAAGATCGTCGCCGGTCCTTCGAACGTGTTTCAGGCTGAGGTTCTGCTCAAGTCGGTCCTGCGTGCAGGCACCGCTGACAACGACGTCAACCCGGTTAAGAGCATGGGCCTTCTGGCCGATGGTCAGGCCAACCTGTCGCGTATCACCTCGTCCACCGCATGGTGGGTGCAGACCGACGCGCCGGAAGGTCTGAAGCTCGCCATGCGCCGTGGCCTTGAAAAGTCCATGGAAGGCGACTTCGAAACCGACAGCATGCGCTACAAGGCCACCGAGCGTTACGCGTTCGGCTGGACCGATCCGCGCGGCATCTACGGTACGCCGGGCGTGTAAGTTACTGTTTTTGCAGTAATTTAAATAACGCTTGAAAAGGCTCCCATCTGGTACAAAGATACCGGATGGGGGCTTTTTTAATGCCCCCTTGACCGGCGTTAGAGCCATTTCTCCGGCCACACCTACGCCCCCTGCACCCCGCGCTGCAGGGGGTTTTTGTTTTCGCGGTGCTGTGCTACTGTGCCGCGCACTAGGACAACCTAGCCCGTTCGACCGACCTAGCGGACGATGCACAGACGAGCGGGCCACTTGTGCACGAAGGACATGAACCATGGGTTCTACCACTTTCTCGGGTCCGGTTACCTCGAACAACGGTTTCGTCGGCGCCACCACTGGCAACGTCACCGGCAACGTCACCGGCAACCTGACCGGCATCGTCATTGGCACCGTGACCACCAAGTCGGGTGCTGGCGCTATCCCGATCACCCACGCGGCTGTTAAGCTGACCACCACCGGCGCCAACGCGCTGACCCTCGCCAACGGCACCAACGGTCAGCTCCTCACGATCACTATGGTCACTGACGGCGGTGACGGCACGCTCACCCCGACCACGAAGACGGGCTACACCACCCTGACCTTCGGCGACGTGGGCGACAGCGTGACCCTCCAGTACTACACCACGCAGGGCTGGATGATTGTCGCCAACAACGGCGTCGTTGCTGCCTAATTCAGCTAGGCGGCTGCTTGTCATCCCTGCCCGGCAAGCAGCCGCCACTAGCACCCTGAAGGAGATTGCAACATGATGGGTGATAAACTTGGCTATCGGGTGGTCAACAACACGACCACCACGATCAAGCCGACCCCAGCCGGTTTCTTTGGCCTGTCCGTCACCGGAGCTGGCAACGTGACCGTGTACGACAACGCCTCTGCAGCCAGCGGCGTTGTGATCTACACTAAAACTGGAGCGACCGCTGGTGATGTGGTTCACTTCGGCGGCAACGGCATCGCTGCTAACAATGGCCTGACCGTCATCACGACCGGCACCGTTGTGGTGATGTACACCTAAAGGCGAGAGAACATGGCCGACGTAAAGATTACCGATCTCACTGCGGCCACTACGCCGCTGGCGGGCACCGAGCTGTTCGAAACCGTACAGGGCGGCACCAGCAAGAAGGTGGCGGCCAGCGACATCGGCAACAGCGCCAACGCGCTGCCATACGCGTCGCTGTCTGGCCGGGCGTATATCTCGGCCTACAGCAACACTGACCAGACCGGAAACACTGGCGCCGCCACTGCGGTGAAGATCGAGAACACCGACTTCTCGTCCGGCATCAGCATGACCAACAACGGCAGCGGCAATCCAACGCGGATTACCTTCGCAGCGGCTGGCACGTACATGATCGCTCCGTCGCTGCAGTTTGCCAACAGTGACACCGCAAACCACAACGTTAACGTCTGGTTCCGCAAGAACGGAACCGACATCGCGGCGTCTAACACAGTCGTCAACGTGCCCAAGGCGGCGGATGGCGGCAACACGTTCTTCCAGATCGTGGTCTATGTTCAGGTAACAGCAGGCCAGTACGTGGAACTCATGTGGTTGCCGACCAACACGTCTGTAACGCTTGATTACATCGCCGCCGGTGCGATTGCTCCGGCAGCGCCTTCCGTCATCATCGCCTCGGAAAGGATCGCCTAAGCCATGCCGGGCTACGACTTCGATCTGCGGTCGTTGAGGGCCAAGGAGGACATTGACGACGCTCTTGGCCAACGCTTTCGGTCGACCCCTCAGCCGGGGCCGAACCCGATGCAGCAACTAGCGCAGCACGTTAACGTGCAAGCCAATCCGCAGATGCAGCAGATCGGCGTCAACATGCCGCTGGGTAGCGGCCTGAGCGCGGGCCTCAACGCCATGAACATGCGCCCGCAGCCGGGCCAGCCCGCGATGGGGCCGCAAATCACGAACGTCGGCCTTAACTACCAGCAGCCCAACGGCTTCAGCGCGGGTGTGGCGTACAACCCGATGCAGCGCGCAGTCGGCGCGAACATGCGGCTGCCCTTCGCTCACGGCGGATCGGTGCATGGCTACGCTGGCGGTGGCACCGTTTTGGAAGGCGATGACGGCCCTGCTATCGTCGTGGAAGCGCCTCGCTACTACGACCAGAACCGGCTGATGGACGCCGGTGGTTTCGGTGGTTTCGGCGGTTTTGGCGACTTCAGTCGCTATGGGAGCTTCGACAACTACGGCGGATTTGACCTTGGCACGCTGCGCTCTGGCGAGATGACCATGGGCGCCGGGGCTGGCTCGCCGACCGCAGAGCAGCCGAAGGCGCAGCCCGAGGTTGTGATGCCGCCACCGCAGCTTCCCACGTACGCGTTGCCCCAGCCGCAGATGCCGCCCCCGACCACGTTCCTGCCGCGCGGTCTGAGCGTCGGCACGGTCGGCATGCCGATCTCCGGGCCGGGCTTCGACACGCACGGCACTGGGCGCGGTTTCTCCTTCCGCGCGGGTTTCCAAGAGGGTGGCCTTGCCACCTCGATCCACAGCCCGCAGGACTACCATGAGCGGGACGTGGAGTTCATCAACACCCGCAATCAGCACATGCGGCAGATCGCAGGCCGCCCGGTCTACGCCGAGGGCGGCGGCGCGTGGACGCGCAAAGAGGGACAGAACCCCGAGGGCGGTCTCAACGCCAAGGGCCGCGCGTCGCTGAAGGCACAGGGCCACGACATCAAGCCGCCGGTCAGCGCGAAGCTGGCGGCCAAGTCACCGAAGGCTGCGGCCCGCCGGAAGAGCTTCTGCGCCCGGATGAGTGGCATGGAAGGCCCGATGAAGGACGAAAAGGGGCGCCCGACCCGCAAGGCGCTCGCACTCAGGAAGTGGGACTGCTGATGAGCAAGTTCGCCGTAAAGCCCGTGTGGGACAAGAAGCGGCCCGATGACCTCGGGAAGCCGAAGAGCTTGTCCGTGAAAAAGAAGAAGGCTGCAAAGGCCCGCGCCGCAGCAGCCGGGCGACCCTATCCAAATCTCGTCGACAATATGGCTGCGGCCAGAAGCAAGGGTAAGTGACATGAAGGGTTTCAAGGACAGCACCAAGACGCAGTACGCCATGGGCGGCTCTTGCTACGCCAAGGGCGGTTCGGTGAAGGGCGCAGCCAAGATCAGCAAGGTCATGGGCGAGTTCAAGTCGGGCACGCTGCACAGCGGGTCGAAGAAAGGCCCGGAGGTCACTAACCCGAAGCAGGCAACCGCCATCGCGCTGAGCGAGGCGCGCAAGGCTGGCGCGAAAATCCCGGTCAAGAAGGCTGGCGGCGGCAGCATGGACAAGAACATGGTCGAGAGCACCTCGTCACGTCCGACAGTAAACGGTCGCCCGATGACCCTCGACGCGATGCAGTTCCAAGCCACTCCGGCTGAACTGGCCGCTATCGCCAGCGGCAACCGCGTCGCCCGCGAGGAGGCCTCGGAAAGCCGTTTGGTCCGCAACACGCAGAAGGCCACCCCGCGCACCCGCGAAGTGACCAGCGAGCAGCGCATGGGCGCCAAGCGCGTCGGCCCGGCTTTCAGCGCAGAGCCGATGTTCTCCGCCGGGCGCAAAGTGCTCCGCGCGCTGGGCCTCAAGAAGGGCGGCCTCGCAGTGATGCCGCGCGGCAAGAAAGGCTGCTGATCGCGGAGCGGGGCGCGCTCCTTGCGGCAACGCGCCCCGTCCTGTATAGTGCCACGGCCAGAGATGCTTGCTCCCGGTAGCAGGCTGCTGTCTTAACCAGCGAGCATTGTGGATGGCCTACAGCAACACCGTATCCCGCACCGTATTCAACACGCGCAAGGTGATCGAGAACTCGATCCGGCGCTGCAAGGTGCCTGCGGAACAGATCAGCGCCGAATACGTTGATATTGCTAACGACCAGCTCTACCTGATCTTGGGCGACCTTGCGAACCAAGGCGCTCCGCTGTGGTGCATTGAGAAGGTCATCATGCCGCTGTACGACGGCGTTGGCGACGTATCGCTGGCGACCGAGACCGTCGACATCCTGAACAGCAACTTCCGTCAGCTCCAGTCGGTGACCGGCACGAATACCACTACCGCGACGACCCACACCATCGCATTTGGCGGCGACACCTTCGTCACGACGGTTGGCATCAAGTGGTCTGCGGCTTCTACGCAGATCGCGCTTGAGCGGTCAGAAGACAACATCACTTGGACGACGATCCAGCTTGAAACCCCAGTTGCTGTTGCCGGGGAGTGGACTTGGTACGATCTCGAAAGTTCTATCGCAACGCCGTATTTCCGCGTGCGGGCAACGCTCGCCAACCTAAACTTCGAGCAGATTTACACGGGCAACACGCCGACCGAAATCCCGTTGGCGCGCATGAACCGCGACGACTACACGAACCTGCCGAACAAGAGCTTCCAGTCGAACCGCCCCCTGCAGTACTGGTTCGACCGGCAAATCCCTAACCCGATCATGCACCTCTGGCCGGTGCCAAACGCAGCGGCTGAGACCTGCCAAATCGTGCTGTGGCGTCATCGCTACATCATGGATGTTGGCACCATGACGCAGGAGATCGAAGTGCCGCAGCGCTGGTATGAGGCCATTGTCTCGCTGCTTGCGGCTAAAATGGCGATGGAGATGATTGAGGTTGACCCTCAAATGATCCCGATGCTCGACGCCAAGGCTTCGCAGGCGCTGTACACCGCGCAGGCCGAAGAGCGCGACAACTCGCCGATGATGATCGCCCCCAACATCAGCATGTACACGAGGTAGGCCGATGCCGGTTTATCTCGACACGCGCGGCAAAAGCACACTAGCCATCGGCATCTGTGGCCGGTGCTCGCGCAAGTTCAGCCTTGACGACCTCTACAGCGATCCGAACTATCCGGGTCTCAAGGTCTGCAAGGACGACGTAGACCAGTACGATCCGTACCGCTTGCCCGCCCGGCAGCCGGAAAAGATTTCACTTCTCTTCGCCCGGCCCGACACGCCGATCAACACCGATCCGGCGGGCTTGCCGACCGAAGACGACAGCTACTTCCTCATCACTGAGGACAGCGAAGACTATCTGGAGCCGTAAATGACCACTGTTCCCAGTAATCTGGTTCCGACGCGGATTTCTCAGCTCACCGAGTACCTCGGTGACAGCCAAGACGGATACCTGCCGTATGTCTATCAGGGCGTCACGTACAAGGTTCGCTTCGGCAACATCGCGTCTGTCGGCGCTGTGCCGTCCAGCCGCACCATTACTGGCGGAGATGGCTTGGCTGGCGGCGGCGATCTGTCTGCTAACCGCGTCATTTATCTGGCTGATGGCGGTGTTACTTATTCTAAGCTCGCTGATAGCGGTGTCGTGGCCGGTACTTATGGCTCATCGAGCGCGATCCCGGTTCTCTCGGTTGACGCCAAGGGCCGCGTAACCACTGCAACTTCTACGCCCATCAGCCTCAGCGGCTACGTTCCGACCAGCCGGGCAATCATCGCTGGCCCCGGTTTGTCTGGTGGCGGCACACTGACGACTGACCGTACTATTTCGCTGGCGCTTACCGCAGCGACGCCGCTGCCGGGTGGCAACGCCACTTCAGGCTCAAGCACTTTTGCAGCACGCGACGACCACGTTCATCCGGCTGTTGACCTGTCCGATACCACCGAGACCTCTGGCGTGCTCCCCATGTCTCGTGGCGGCACCGGCAGCAGCCTCTCGCCTGCTGCCGGTGCCATCCTGTACTCAACTGGCTCGCAGACCGCGCTGAGCAATCCCGGCAGCAGTGGTCAGTTCTTTGTCTCTGGCGGCGTTGCTGGGCCGAGCTGGTACAACATTACGGGCGGATCGACTGGGCTTAGCTTCGGTTTCTCGGGCAGCAATTACCAGCTCGCAGGCACGCTCGCCATCGCTTACGGCGGTACCGGCGCGACTACAGTATCGCAAGCCCGGATCAACTTGCTGCCGAGCTACACCGGCAACGCGGGTAAGGTGCTGTCGCTTAATGCCAGCGCAACTGACCTTGAGTGGAAAGTTATCACGGGTACGGGGACCGTAACCTCCGTTGATGTGTCTGGCGGCACGACCGGCCTCACCACCACTGGCGGCCCGATCACGGCTGCAGGCACGATCACCATCGGCGGTACGCTTGCTCCTACGGCAGGCGGCACGGGCATCACCAGCTACGCTGTTGGTGATTTGCTGTTTGCCAACACGACCACGTCTCTCGACAAATTGACTGTCGGCACCAACGGCTACCTGCTGGCATCCAACGGCACCGCGCCGCAGTACGTGAACCCGGCGAGCGTGACTGTCGGCAACGCTACGACCGCGGGAACCGCCACCTCGGCAACGACGGCCACAACGGCAACGAACCTTGCGGGGGGCGCTGGCGGCTCAATCCCGTACCAGTCGTCGGCTGGCAACACTACGTTCCTTGCCTCTGGCACTGGCGTTCTGGCAGCAAGCGGCGGCAACCCGTCCTACACCATGTCGCCGTCGCTGACGCAGGTCACGGTGGCTGGTGACCCGACACTGGCGTTGCAGGTCGCTACCAAGCAGTACGTGGACACGGTTGCGACGACCTCGGTTCACTATCACACGCCGGTAGTTTACAAGGCGGCATCTGTTCTCACGGCGACCTACAACAACGGCTCTTCTGGCGTCGGTGCTACGCTCACCAACGCAGGTACGCTGGCTGCGTTTACGCCTGACGGTACTGTTGCCTCGGTCGGTGACCGCATCCTCGTTTACCAGCAGGCCAGCGGTTTGCAGAACGGTATCTACACTGTCACGACTGTTGGCAGCGGTTCCGTTGCTTGGGTGCTGACGCGCGCCACTGATGCGAATAGCTACTCCCCGATCAGCCCAACTGGCCTTGGCGGCGGTGATGCCTTCTTTGTCACGTCCGGTCTCACTGGCGCAGGCGAGACCTACGTCTGCAACAACGTAGGCACGATCACCTTCGGCACAACGGCGATTACGTTTGTGCAGGTCTCGGACGCCACGCTGTACACTGCTGGCGCGGGCCTGACGCTGACTGGCACCCAGTTCAGCATTACCGCCCCTGTGGCCACCAATCTGGGGGGCACTGGCCTCACCAGCTTCACTTCTGGCGGCGCAGTTTACGCAACGTCTACGTCGGCGCTGACGACCGGCACGCTGCCGATCACGGCAGGCGGCACTGGCCAGACTACCGCTTCGGCGGCCTTCAACGCGCTGTCGCCGATCACGACTACCGGCGACCTGATCGTCGGAAACGGCGCGAACAGCGCCACGCGCCTGCCGATCGGTACAAACGGTCAAATCCTGATCTCGAACGGCACGACCGCGACGTGGGGCGCCGCACCGGCCAGCATGATCTATCCGGGTGCTGGCATCCCGAACAGCACCGGCTCTGCGTGGGGGACCAGCTACACGACGACCGGCAGCGGGACTGTTGTGGCACTGGCGACCTCGCCGGTATTTACCACGCCGAACCTCGGCACGCCTTCGGCTGCCACGCTGACCAACGCGACAGGCTTGCCTATCTCAACGGGCGTCAGCGGCCTTGGCACGAGCGTCGCTACCGCGCTGGCCGTCAACGTCGGCACCGCAGGCTCTGTGGTTGTCAACGGCGGCGCGCTAGGCACCCCATCGTCAGGCACCCTGACCAATGCGACTGGGCTGCCGCTCACCACTGGCGTCACTGGCACGCTGCCTGTGGCCAATGGCGGCACGGGCGCTACGTCTCTCGCCGCCAACAACGTGATCCTCGGCAACGGCACCAGCGCGGTGCAGACTGTTGCGCCGGGCACCAATGGTAATGTATTGGTGAGCAACGGCACGACGTGGGTCTCGCAGGCCCCCGCGCCTTCTGGTATTTCTCAGGCCAAGGTTACCGGCCTTAACTTCATCTTCGGACTTTGAGGACTGAACTATGGCTGCTCCGAACATCCTTGCTCTGACCACAGGCACCGGCAAGACGACCTACTTCACGCCTTCTGGCACAACCGCCGTGGTGCTTCTTGCGAACGCGGCGGCGAGCAACAAAGTGCTAAAGATCAACCAGATCGTCGCGGCTAACGTCAATGGCTCTGCTGCCGTCAATGCCACGGTCTCAATCTACACGAATGGCGCTGTCGCTCAGGGGTCGGCCCCCGCAGGCGGCACCGCCTACCCGATTGCCTCGGCTGTCTCGGTGCCTGCCAACGCCTCGCTAATCGTGGCGGACAAGACCACGCAGATTTACCTTGAGGAAGGCACCTCGATCACGGTAACCTCGGGCACTGCCAGCGGCATCACTTATAGCATCAGCTATGAGGAGCTTAGCTGAGGAGCTTAGCTATGTCCCGGCGCTATCTCGGCGGCTTTATCACTGCTAACCCTGTAGCTCCGACCAGTAGCGCTGCGTCTGGATCGTGGACGCTTGCCCAGCAGCTTCAGGCGCGAGCCGGCGGCAACTGGCCCATCCCGCCCCTAATTGTAAGCTACCTTATAGTTGCTGGTGGTGGCAGCGGTGGTTCTCAGGAAGGCGGCGGTGGCGGCGCAGGGGGGCTTCTTTCTGGCAGTGCCACTCTGACACCCGGCACCACATATTCGTTCACCGTAGGCGGCGGTGGCGCTACAGTTTCCAGTGGCGGAGGTAACAGCGGGACAAACTCTACCGCACTTGGGTTTACTGCCACTGGCGGCGGCGGCGGCGGCTCTGGCAGTGGCGCAGCGGGTAAAAATGGCGGCTCTGGCGGCGGTGGCGGCGGGTACGATACTAATGGCATCGTCCCCGGCAGCGGTACAGCCGGTCAGGGCAGTAACGGCGGTTCTGGCACTCAGACGCCCAACTATGGCGCGGGCGGCGGTGGTGGTGCTAGTCAGGTCGGTGCGGCTGGCGCAGCTATCAGCGGCGGTAAGGGTGGCGACGGTACTGCCTCTTCTATTACCGGCTCGTCGGTCACTTACGCAGGCGGCGGTGGCGGTAGTATTTATACGACCGGCACTGGCGGCGCTGGCGGCGCGGGCGGCGGCGGCGCTGGCTCTAACTCTACAGCAGCGGGTGTTTCTGGCGCTGCGAATACTGGCGGCGGTGGTGGCGGTGGCTGGAATAACGGAACGACATTTTACGCCTCGGGCAACGGCGGTTCCGGCGTGGTAATTATTTCAGTTCCTACATCTAGATACACCGGAACAACGACTGGCTCTCCGACAGTCACGACTAGCGGCGGCAACACCATCATGACGTTCACCTCATCCGGGAGCTACACGGCATGAGCCACTTTGCCAAAGTTATCGACGGCGTTGTCTCCGAAGTGCTGGTCATCGAGCAGGATGTCATCGACACCGGCTTGTTTGGAGATCCTGCGCTGTTTGTGCAGACCTCCTACAACACGCACGGTGGACAGCACCCCGAAGGACGGCCTTTGCGCAAGAACTTTGCCGGGATAGGCTTTACCTATGATCCGGTGCGCGATGCGTTTATACCGCCGCAGCCCGACGGCGATTGGGTGCTCAACGAAGATACCTGCCTCTGGGAGCCGCTGACATGACTTATCCCCGCCGTATGATTACCAAGACGGCGTTCACGCCGACAGGGCCGTCCACTTACGGATCGGCTCCGGGTATCTGGCGCATGGACGAGGTTGCGTACTGGCAAAAGCAGGGCCTTTGGCCGAACCCAAGCGTCGTGCCCGACACGTACTTCCCTTACGTCTCGCTGCTGCTCTCCAGCACTTCGCTCAGCAACGCGAATAACAACCTGTTCGTGGACAGCAGCGGCGCGTTCAACCCTGTCAGCCGGAACGGCAACACCGCGCAAGGGTCGTTCACGCCTTATGGGTCGAACTGGTCGAACTATTTTGATGGCAGCGGGGATTACCTGACCCTCAGTGGGGGCGTAACAAATAATGGCACTGGCGATCTGTGCCTTGAGTTTTGGTCTTATTACACCGGAACTTATGCGGGCGAAGCGGTCGCTTTTGACAGCCGCACCAGCCCGTTTACAAACGGCTTTGCGGTGACCATTTCTAATAGCAACGGCTATTGGACGATGAACTTCACAGTTCAAGACATACTTACCTCGACACCCGCAGCCAAAAACCAGTGGCAGCACGTAGCGGTAACGCGATCTGGCAATACCTTTCGCCTGTTTGTTGATGGGGTTTTGGCGGGCACCTTAACGTCCAGCAACAACCTTACTAGCACCACTAACGTGATTGGCTCTTCGTATAGCGCAGGTAGCAACTGGCCCGGTTATATTTCCAATCTTCGCGCCATAAAAGGTTCCATCCCTACCGCTTACCAGACCTCAAGCACGACTGTCGGAACTAGCGTTTTCACGCCCCCAGCCGCTCCACTCACCGCCATCAGCGGCACGTCGCTGCTGACCTGCCAGTCGAACCGCTTCATCGACAACAGCAGCAATGCGTTTGCGATCACGGTCAACGGCGACACCAAGGTCCAAAAGTTCAGCCCGTTCTCGTCCTCGACGTACACCGGCATCAGCTACAACCAGAGCGACATCACGAACTGGTCTGGATGGTTCAACGGGGGTACTGACAGGCTTCAGGTGCCGGTCACGTCCAACATGTACCTCGGTACGACGTACACCATTGAGGCTTGGGTCTACTATAACTCGACCTCTATCGGTGCGCGTCCGATATTTAGCGAGATGGAGCCGTTTCAGGGTGGCTTCGCTGGCCTTACCGTTTTGATGAACTCGTCAGGTCAGTTTGCGGCTGAATATCGCCCAGCTACTTCGGGTACGGTTACTGCGATTACGGGACCGGCAGTTGTGCCGTACACTTGGTATCACGTTGCACTGTCGGTCAGTAGTTCCTCTGCAAAATTCTTTATCAATGGCACACAAGTCGGTTCAACCACTACATTTGGTGATTATCCTAGCGCAAAAACCAATACGGTTGCTGTAGGCGGCTGGGGCAGCGGCTGGGTGGATGGCGGCATACCGGCTGGCGGCTGGATCGGCTACATCTCAAATATGCGTGTTGTTAAGGGGACGGCGGTCTATACGTCTAACTTCACGCCGTCCACGACCAATCTCACGGCCATCAGCGGCACTGTCTTGCTGACCTGTCAGAATGCGGCCTTCACCGACAATAGCAGCGTCAACAACATCCTCACGCCGGTCACTAACGCCACCGTCACCGGCAACTCGCCGTTCAACACGACCGGGTATTGGTCGAACTATTTTGATGGGAGTACGGGGTATCTAAGCGTCAACGCCCAGACCGCGCTTTCGTATGGGACTGGTGACTTCACAATGGAGGCGTGGGTTTACCCCACCTCAATCAATTCTGGTTTTGCCCCTGTCATTGAGGCTAGAGCAAGCGCTTCTGCCACCACCTATGCTTTTGGCCTGCGTGTATCTGCTGGGGTCTATAAGACTGAGCTTTACACTGGAACTCAATACACTGGTAGCACAACGGTAAGCCTTAATACGTGGACACACATCGCTGTCAGCCGCTCCAGCGGGACGCTGCGATTGTTTGTTAACGGCGTCCTCGATACCTCATGGTCAAGCATAACCACTTCAATTGACGCGAATGCTGCTTCTCAGCTTATCGGCGTTTTGCGCGATGGCGCGGGGTATTACTTCCCCGGATACATCTCCAATTTCCGAGCGGTCAAAGGCACAGCGGTCTACACATCTAACTTTACCGTTCCAACCACACCGCTGAGCGCAATCACCAACACATCCCTGCTCACCTGCCAGAACGGTAGCTTCAAGGACAACAGCAGCAACGCATTTACTCTTGTGCCTGCGGGTAACGTCGCAACCCAATCCTTCGATCCCTTCTACACGGCCACCATCGCCAGCAACGGCGGGTCGATGTACTTTGATGGGAGCGGGGATTATCTCGCACTTCAGAGCAGCCCAAATTACGCGCTTGGGTCTGGTGACTTTACGCTGGATATGTGGGTGTACCCGGTCACGCAGGGAGGTCACGGCTCGGGCAACAATGACTGCCTGATGGACTTCCGTCCCGGTAGTAATGGCGCTTACGGAACACTTTACATTTATAACTCTGGCGCAAGCGTTAACTGGTACGCAAACACCGCAGTCCAGATCACGGGCGGAGCTATCAAAAACGGCGCATGGTCTCACCTGTGCGTCAGCCGGGTCAGCGGCAGCACGCGCCTGTTCATCAATGGCGTCCAGAGCGGCTCGACATACGCTGACAGCACCAACTACCTCCAGACAAACCCTTGGATTGGACAGTTCAACGACGGCCCCGGTTCTGGGTACTTCAACGGCTACATGATGGCCCCACGCATCGTTAAAGGCTCTGGGGTATCGGCTAACTTCACCCCGCCCACCGCACCCGTAACTCCCACCGCCGCGACCACCCTGCTGCTCAACGGCATGAACGCTGGCATCTACGACGCGACCACAATCAACGACATGGAGACTGTCGGCAACGCGCAGGTCAGCACTGTGCAGAGCAAGTTCGGCGGGTCGTCGGTGTATTTTGATGGGACGGGTGACTGGCTGACAATGCCTGTTTCCCCCAATACCGACCTTGGGTCTGGCGATTTCACCGTTGAGTTTTGGGCTTACCCGACAACCAAAACCAACGTAGTTGACGCTGCGTTCGGCTACGGCAGCTTCACGTTCATGTGCTACCATAACAACACCAACTGGACTGTCGAAGCCTCGAACAATGGGTCATCAAACCAAGTTGTGATCTCGACGCCGGTCACGCTGAACACATGGCAACTTATCACAATCACGCGGTCAGGAACTACTGTGCGCCTATTCAAGGACGGTGTGGTTGCTGCAACAGGAACTCTTACCGGCGCGATCAACACAGCAGGTAAGACGCTGCGCGTGGGCGATAACGGCAATTCGCAATCCTTCACAGGTTACATCGACGACCTGCGCATCACCAAGGGCGTCGCCCGCTACACCGCCAACTTCACGCCGCCGACGCAGGCGTTCCCGGTTTATTGAGGAGACAACCGAATGATCGAACAGCTCATCAGCCGGGTCTTCTACGCCCGCAACGTCGCGCACTTCGAACACTGGCGCGCCAAGGGTGAAGGCAGCTTCGCCAAGCACATGGCGCTGGGCGAGTTCTACGACGGCGTGATCGACGCGCTTGATCCCCTCGTTGAGGCATATCAGGGCGCGTTCGATCTCATTGGCAACATCCCTGCCCCTGAGACCCCTAGCGGCGACGCGCTGAAGCTGCTGCAGGCTGATGCAGAGTGGATCGAGGAGAACCACGAAAGCATCTGTCAGGGCAACCGCGCGATTGCGAACTTGATCGACAGCCTCACTGGCGTGTATCTAAGCGCGATCTACAAGCTGCGGAACCTCCGGTGATGGCCACTGCAAAAGAAGTTGATGCACGTCTGAACACCCACGAGGCCGTTTGCGCTGAACGCTGGAAAGAGACGATTGTCCGCATCAAGCGGATCGAAGGTATCTTCATTGGCGCTGCAGCAGCCATTATCGGCCTGCTTGCGACCATTGCTTTCAAGGTTACCTAGTATGCGCAGGGTCGCTCTGCTTGCCGTTCTGATACCTTCGCTGGCCCTCAGCCAGACAACCACGAACTACGTCTACGACACGACGACTAACAGCACTGCGACGAACACGAACACCTCGACGAGCACGTCCACCAGCACTGCGACGAACAACAACAATAACGTCAACACGTCCACCAGCACGGCGACGACGGTCAACACCAACAACAATATTCAGTCGGGCACGGCGACCAACATCAACCAGAACACCTCGACCAGCACGGCGACGAACACCAACACCAATTACAACGTGCAGTCTGGCACTCTGACCAACGTCAACCAGAGCACTTCGACGGTGAACAGCACTGCTGCCAACACCAACACCAACTACAATGTGCAGTCTGGGACGCTGACCAACGTCAACCAGAACACCTCGACCAGCAGCGCGACCAACGTCAACCAGAATACCGATGTCAGCACCAGCACGGTGAGCCAGACGGTCAACAGCACCTCGAACAGCACCGTCAGCACCAACAACGTCAACCAGAGCACGTCTGAGAACCTGAACACCAACGTCAGCACCTCGACCAGCCTGAATACGAACGTCAACACCTCGACCAGCAAAGCCGAGAGCTTCAACGTCAATCAGAGCACGTCGCAGAACGTCAACGTCAACCAGAACACCTCGGTCAGCACGTCCGAGAACGTGAACCAGAACGTCAACGTGAACGACAGCAAGAGCACTAGCTACAGCGAGAACGTCTCGCGGCAGGTCATCGACCAGAACCTGCACTCCCCGCCGCCCTCAGCCATCGCTCCCAGCATGATGAGCTACAGCCAAGATCTCTGCACGACGGGCGTCAGCGGCGCTGTGCAGACGCAGGTGATCGGCATCTCCGGCGGTAAGGCCGTGCGCGACAGCAACTGCGAGCGGATAAAGCTGTCTTCCAAGCTCTATGACATGGGTATGCGCGTGGCGGCTGTGAGCCTGCTGTGCCAAGATCGGCGCGTGTTCGACGCCATGTGGGAGGCTGGTACGCCTTGCCCTTATGAGGGGCTGATAGGTGAAAAGGCCAAGGCTGCATGGCAGCAGAACCCTGAGAAGCGGCCCAAGAAATGAAGCGGCTTGCGCTGGCTCTGCTGCTGGCGTCTCCCGCCACTGCGCAACCCTATGACCCTGTGCTGACGCAAGCGGGGCTGCAAGGCTCTCCCGCCACAATGACGCCGCTTAATCTTGGCGACGACAACACGGCGCAGGTTACGCTCGCCTTCCCGTTTGAGTACTACGGCCAGACCTTCACGACGGCGTGGGTGTCGAGCAATGGCTTCGTCTCTTTCCAGTCGTCTGCCAACCTGTGCTGCAACGGCTACGCGTTGAGCCAAGCGCAGAGGAACACGATCTACGGCTACTGGACCGATCTCATTAGCAGCGGCAATCCATACTACCGGATGAGTGAGACCGACGCGCTCTTCGGTTGGTACAACACCCGCGAGTACGGCACGCAGAACAAGGTCAACTTTGAGATCGACCTGTCGGCAAGCGGCGCGATCCAGATCACTTACGGGGCCGTCGCCAACACCTATCACCAAGTCGCGGCTGGCATCACTGGCCCGACCGTTGACGACAATATCCAACTCTTTCTTGGCACCAACGTGTCCAACCTGTCGTTTCAGTCAGGCATACTGACACCAACGCCGCCTCCGGAACCCGAGACGCCGACCGTTAACTGTCAAACGACGCCTGACGCTCCCGAGTGCGTGCAGACTTACAGCCCGGTCGATGTCACGCCTGATACGACTGTCGCTGCCGTAGAGACGCCACAGGAGGAGACTACCACAATTGTGGTAGAAGTCCCGGTCGAAGAGACCACTGTTGCTGCGGAACCGACAGTCGAAGAGCCTGTTGCTGAAGAAACTGTGGTCGCTTCTGAAACAACGGAAGCGGCTGTGTCAGAAACGGTTGCCGAACCTGAGCGGCTGTCGCCTGACGAAGTGTTGGCTCTGGCGGCTTCAGAGCCGCAGGAAGACGCTCCAGAGGCGACCGCAGAGCCGATGGCAGAACAGCCGACAGAAGCGAGCGCCGCAGCCTCAGCGCCGCCTGAAGCGCCCAGTGCGGTTAATGCAGAGGCGCAGGCAGCCACTGAGACCGCAGCACCCGCTCAAAGCGATAATCAGCCCGTGTCAGCCCCTGTGGAGACGGTTGAGACCAGCCGCCCGGAAGTCGTCTCTGAGCGCACGCAGGTGGAGGAAGCATCGCAGCCTCAGCGCGTGACGCCGATCACGGTCGCAGATGCGGAGCAGGCGGTCACAGAGGAACTGCACAGCGGCATGGCTGTCGCTGTAGTCGAGCCTGAAAAGGTTACGGTAGAGATTGCGCAGCCGCAGCAGGACGACATGACCAGTCCGTCGTCGCAGGCGGTCACGATGGAGCTTTTGAGCAACTCCATGCCAGAGACAAATGTAATGGCTGTTGGTGCTGAAAAGGTTAACGATGACAATACCATGGCCACCCTAGCCATTGCTCCAGAGGGGTATGCAGAGTATTCACGGACGCGAATACCCGATGCCGCGTTTTATCAGGTGCGCGACATCTACAAGGGTCGCAAAGTTCCTGACGCAAACTGGTCACTGTACCGGATGATGCGGGACCAAAGCGGCCAGTGGACCGCTATGGTGGAGGAACAGTATGAGCGAGGAAGGGACCAGCCTTGAGGTTGGTGGCATCAAGTTTACTGGCGGCAAGCTATTTGCTGTGCTCACTGCTTTGTCTACTGCTGCTGGCGCTCTGTGGGGCGGCTTCCAAGTTTATCAGCAGTTCCTGACCATGCAGGAAGTAACCGCTACCTATGCATCTATGGGTGATGAGTTCACCAAGATGAAGGAGCGGCAGGACAGCAACGAGCAGATGATTAGGATGTCGCTTGAGACGACTAAGTACCTATCAGACAACCTCGCGTCGCTTTCGGCCAGCCTTGGAAGCGGCGTCATGAGCGCGCGCCAGACGGTCGATGCGGTGTCCGCTCGTAGTCAAGTTTCAGAGAGGGAGACATTGCAGTCGCAGCGTGCTATTATCAGCGAATTGCGGCAGCAAGATCAGGAGCAGCAGCGCAGGATAAAGGAGCTGGAGACGGCCATAGACGCCAAGATCCAGAAGACCCTTTCGAACCCGCTGTCAGAGAAGGACTGAGCATATGAGCTTTTGGGATAAGTTCGAGAGCAAGCAGGACGGCATCGAGGACACCATTGAGTTCACGATCCGCATGGCCGTCGTCACGCTGGCCTGCGTCATCCTTGTGGTTGTGGCCGCGATGGTGGCGGGCATGTTCGTGTCAAACGACATCGTTGACAGCGACAAGGTGTTCGAGATCATCGGCCCTGCCTTCAATACCATCGTCGGTGCCTTTGTCGGTCTGCTTGGTGGCCTGAGCCTCAACGCGAATGCGCGCGATAAGGTTGAGCCTGAAGCACCGCCCCCGCCCGAGGCGCCGCTTGAGCTGACGGAAGAGGCCCCGTCGCCCGCACCTCCGCCCGCACCTGTCGCGCCCCTGACCGAGACCTACGCGGACCCGGCTGGCACTGTGGTCGTGCACGAAGACGACGACGATGACGACATGGCCCCGTGGGAGCGCTATCGCAACGACCTGCGCTACGACGCCAACGGCGACGGCGTGGTTGATGAGAACGATTTTCCTGATTGGCGGAGTGCTGGACAGTGAGCCTCGTAAACCTACAGCAGAAGATCGGCGTCACCGCTGATGGCGCTTTCGGCCCCGGCACGCTCAAGGCGGCTGCGGCCTACTACAAGCTGAACAAGAACCGCGCTGCTCACTTCTTCGCCCAGACGGCGCATGAGAGCGGCGGGTTCAAGGCGTTCAGCGAGAACCTCAACTACGGCGCGAAGGGCCTGCTTGGCATCTTCCGCAAGTACTTCCCGACGGAAGGGTTGGCCCGTGCCTATGAGCGCCAGCCGCAGAAGATCGCCAACCGCGTGTATGCCAATCGCATGGGCAATGGTGACGAGGCTTCGGGCGACGGCTGGAAGTATCGTGGCCGTGGCGCTCTTCAGCTTACCGGCAAGTCCAACTATCAAGCGTTCGCAGACTACGTGAACCGTCCCGATGTGATGGACAACCCCGATCTGGTGGCTGGCGAGCTTTGCTTTGAAAGCGCCTTGTGGTTCTTCGACCGGAACAAGCTCTGGGGCATCTGCGATCAGGGCATCAATGACGCTGCGATCCTGCAGCTAACCAAGCGGATCAATGGGGGCACGCATGGCCTCGATGACCGCAAGCAGAAGACCAAGAAGTACGCTACTTGGCTCTAAGGAGGACCGTATGGACCTGAAGAAGATCATCGCCAAAGAGGCCGTTGGTAAGCTGCTTCCTATGGACAGCGACAAGCCGAAACTCGGCAAGAAGGCTAAACTTGCTGCTCTGCTCGGCACGATTGCCGCTCTTGCGGGCGCTGCGTCTCAGTTTCTTGGCGGCTGACGCTGCAATGTGATATGGGGTCAGACCATGGCTACCACGATGACCTTCGAGACCCTGCAACAGGATGTGCGGCGCTACCTTGAGCGCGGCGCGACCTACGCGTCTGACCCCGTCGTATACGAGCAAATCCCGCGCCTCATTAACCTTGCCGAGCGACGCATCGCTCGCGAACTCAAGGTGCAGGGTTTCATCAACGTCGTCACCGGAACCCTCACCATCGGGCAGTCGGTGTACAGCAAGCCCGACCGCTGGCGCGACACGGTGTCGATCAACATCGGCACCGGAGCCGAGAACAACAAGCGCAAAATCCTCTACAGCCGCAGCTACGAGTACCTGCGGTCGTTCTGGCCTTATAGCACAGAATACGCTGAGCCGGAGCTTTACGGAGACTACGACTACAGTCACTGGCTGATCGCGCCGACGCCGGACGCGGAGTACCCGTTCGAAATCCTGTACTACGAGCTGCCGCCGCTGCTCGACGACGAGGTCCAGACCAACTGGCTCACCGAGTACGCGCCGCAGCTTCTGCTATACGGCACGCTGCTTGAGGCAACGCCGTTCCTCAAGAACGATGAACGGATCGGCACGTGGCAACAGTTCTACGACCGCTCGGCGGCCATGCTTAACGGCGAAGACCTCGCCAAGATACTCGACCGCTCTGCGGTTCGGAAGGAGGCGTAATGTCGGTTTATACGCAGGTCTTCGGCGGGAGCACGATCTACCCGTCCGATGTGTCCTACCTCGCATTGGCACTCACCGCAGACACCGCGCTGCAGTGGCCGCTGGAGGCCAACACTGGCAACAACCTCGTCGCCCGCATCATCGACGTAACGCCCAGCGGCGCCTACTCAATCCTCATGCCGCCCGCCAATCAGACGGGCGTTGGCCAGACGGTCCTGTTCAACAACCTTGGGCCGTCCACGATCACGGTCAAGGATGCCAGCGGCAACACCCTTGTTTCGATTGCGCAGGGCCTTCAGTGGCAGCTCTATCTTACCGATAACAGCACCTACAATGGCTCGTGGCGCACGTATCAAATGGGCGCGTCTACCGCCCAAGCGCAGGCCTCAACGCTTGCTGGGTTTGGTCTCACCGCGACCGGCGCCACGCTGTCGCAGTCTACGCCGGTGACGTTGTTCAACAACGACTACACTGCGGGCATCGCTGACCGCGCCAAGGCTTTTGTGTGGACCGGAGGCCTTGGCACATTCACGCTGCCGTCGGCTTCGGCTGTCGGCGACAACTGGTTTGTGTCAGTCCGCAACGGCGGCACCGGCAACCTGACCATCGACCCGGTTGGCCTTGAGACCATCAACGACGACACCTCCCTCGTGCTGGTCCCCGGCGACAGCGTGACCATCGTTACCGACGGCATCAACTGGTATACGCTCGGCCTTGGTCAGAGCGCTGTGTTTGCCTTCGACTACACCTCGATCAACGTCGCGGGCCTGAGCGGCAACTACACGCTGTCCGGCTCGGAACTCAACCGTATCGCGTATCAGTTCACTGGCGCGCTGGCTGGCAACATTGAGATCGTCGTTCCGAAGACGACGCAGCAGTATTGGGTTTACAACAACACCACTGGCGGCTCGTACACTCTGCGCGTCAAGACCAACACGCAGGCGCCGGGCGTCATCGTGGCGCGCGGCGCTCGCGCTATCTTGTACTGCGACGGCAGCATGGTGGTTAACGCTGAGACGGGCGGTATCGCGACGCCGGTCGCCATTCTCGACGGCGGCACTGGAGCAACGAGTGCGGGTGCTGCGCTTATCAATCTGGGCGGTACGGCAACGGGCATCGGCCTGTTTACAGCCTCTACGACGGCTGCCGCTCGTTCTGCCCTGTCGGCTGCCGCCGCTGGCGCTAACAGCGACATTACGTCGCTATCTGGCCTCACGACGCCGCTGTCGCGGGCGCAGGGCGGTACGGGCACTGGAACGGCGCCGACTAACGGCCAGCTTCTAATCGGCAACGGTACAAACTACACGCTCGCCAACCTGACTGCCGGTAGCGGCATCTCAATTAGCAACTCGGCTGGCGGCATCACAATCACCAACGCTGCGTCGTCGTTCGACCCGACCTCTAATAACACCTTCACCGGGCGCCAGACGTTCACTGGCTCGACCTCAGCTCTGGCTGCTGTTTTCAACAACCTTGCTGAGACAGCTACGGTCAGCGCAACCGCCGCAACGGGCACGATCAACTACGACGTGACGACGCAGTCGGTGGTGTATTTCACCAGCAGTGCGTCGGCCAACTGGACGATTAATCTGCGCGGCAACGGCACTACGTCGCTCAACACACTACTCAGCACTGGGCAGGCGATTACCGTTGCCCACCTCGTGACGAATGGCGGCACGGCGTATTACAACAACGCTGTTCAAGTCGACGGCACCACCACCGGCGTGACCACTCGTTGGCAGGGCGGTGCAGCGCCGACTACGGGTAACGCTAGCAGCATCGACGTATACACTTACACGATCATCAAGACAGGCAGTGCCACGTTTACGGTTCTGGCGTCGCAGACCCGCTACTAAGGAGCCGCGCCGATGCCGACGATCATCTCTCGCGGGGCGGGCAGCGCAAGCGGTTTCGGCTTCGGCGGCGTTCGCGGCGCGACTTTACAAACCGTCACGTTTACTAGCAGCGGGACGTGGGTCGCGCCTCTTGGCGTGACGCTGGTAACCACGCTTACCGGCAAAGGGGAGGACGGCAGCCCGGCCTTTTGGGCCGATTTTCAGCCCGGTTCTAGCCAATCTATCAGCTATGTCGAAACCTCAGCGCCCTCTGGGATTTCCAGCGCAACCATTGAAAGCCGTGCGCAAACGGAATGGGACAAGCTACCGACCTCGTATACGCCAGACGGGGTCTATACTTCATGGACGCTGTGGTACTACTACGCTAATCGCGTTGATCAGTACGCGCGGGAGGGTATTGTTCGCGTAAAAAACGGGTTCTCTAAGACTAAGATCGGCAACGGCTGGGGGTCTTCTTACACCACGCCGCCTAGCTCCTACCGTAATTACGCCGCTGGCAATCTAGAGGAATATTACGCAGCATCGACAGGTCTGGACGCATCGGCTCTTGGGTACACGTTCTCCGGCGGGGTTGGCGGCTCCGCAACCCCGGTAACGTACAACAACGTCGCTGTGACCTCCGGCGCGAGCTACTCGGTTGTTGTGCCGCTAACGGGTTACGTCATTATCCAGTATTACGCATAGGTGAGCCGTGGCTGAGAACATCGTCCAGATCAAATCGCTCCCCGGCATCAAGCGCGACGGCACCAAGTTCGAGGGCGACGCCTACGTTGACGGCCAGTGGGTCCGCTTCCAGCGCGGGCTGCCGCGCAAGATCGGAGGCTACCGGGCGATCAGCAAGTACCTGCGGGAGGTCAGCCGCGCGCTGCACGAGTACACGCAGGACAACCTTACCTACGTCCACAGCGGCTCTGCAAACTACGTAGAGCGCTTCTACATTGACGGCTCGCTCAACACGAGTGTTATCAGCAACCGCACGCCTGAGACACTCACCGAAGACAGCGGCAACATGTGGCAGTTTGACGTGGACACGGCTGCGGGTCTGGGCGGCATCCAGCTCATCGCGCAGGTTGCGCCGAACCTTGGCTGCATCTGCAACAATAGCGGCGGCCAGCTTTTCTACGGCGACTTGCTTGGCACCGATCCGCTCACCGAGATCACGAACCTGCCGACTGGCTACAGCGCCACCGGCGGGATCGTTGCGCTGCACCCGTACACCTTCGCCTTCGGCAACAACGGCTACGTCATGTGGTCTGTGCCGGGCGATCCCACTAACTTTACCGGCGACGGATCGGGCGCGGCCAACGTGACCGGCCAGAAGCTGGTGCGTGGCATGCCTCTGCGCGGCGGCCCCGGCAACTCCCCGTCGGGCCTGTTCTGGTCGGCGGACAGCCTCATCCGCGCCTCGTTCGTCGGCGGCGACGCGATCTTCCAGTTCGACACGATCAGCGCGCAGACCTCGATCCTCGGCGCCAATACGACCATTGAGTACGACGGCATCTTCTACTGGATCGGCACTGACCGTTTCCTGATGTTCAATGGCGTTGTTCGCGAAATCGAGAACAACATGAACCAGAACTACTTCTTCGACGGGCTGAACCAGCAGTACCGGCAGAAGGTGTTCGCGTTCAAGGTTCCCCGCTTTGGCGAAATCTGGTGGTGCTATCCTCGCGGGGACGCCACGGAGCCGAGCCACGCCATCATCTACAACGTCCGCGAGAATACGTGGTACGATTGCGAGTTGCCTAACGGCGGTCGCTCGGCTGGCACCTTTGCGTCGATCTTCCCGAAGCCGCTCTTGACCGGCGTCGTCCCGACTGTGGGTCCGCAAGACCTCCGCGTAACCGAAGCCGACGATGTGCGCATCACTGAGGACGGCAACCGCCGTGTCACACAGGACAGCGAGATTTCGCAGTACCGTTTGTGGGTTCACGAAACCGGAACGGACGAGATCGACGGGCAGAATATCCAGCCAATTCTCTCGTTCTTTGAGACGGGCGATATGTCTCTGCCGGTGCAGAGCCAAGTAAACAAGTCGCTGCAGGTGCTCATGCTTGAGCCGGACTTCGTGCAGTCCGGGGACATGACAGTGCAGGTCATGGGCCGCGCCAACGCCCGCGCTGAAGAGGTCAACAGCGAGCCGCACACCATCGTTGAAACGCCGCAGACGCCGCAGGAGCAGGTGGTCTACTTCAAGACGCAGCGCCGCGAGCTGCGCTTCCGGTTCCAGAGCAACGCAGTGGGCGGCGACTACCAGATGGGCCTCGTACTGGCGCACCTGCAGCCGGGCGATGGAACCGTGATCGGCTAATGATCGACCCTCGCGGCCTGACATTGCTTCAATGGGCAGATGCGGTTATACTGTCAGTCGGTGATGCTTGGTCATTTGGCCGCCTAGTCAACGAAGCTGACTGGCAGCCTTGGGCCGCAGCATTTGTACGCGCGCAACCTTTTGCGCAGCGCAACCCTCCGAACCCGTACCAATTCACCGAGTGGCGAGAGTGGGCCATGCGAGCGTACACGATGCTTGAGGGACAAGGCTGATGCCTGACGACTACGCTTACGACCCTGCGTGGGCTTACGGCTACGACCCGAGCTACGGTGCTGGCTATCAGTCGCTGCCCGCCGACACGTCGATGATGGTCCCGGCCTCGGATTATGGCGTCGCGAGCCAGTATCTGCCCGCTGATACGACGGCTATGGTCCCGACTGCAGGCATGATCGGGCCGCTGTCTTCGCTTGGGTACACCTATGGAGACGACGGCTCTGGTTACGAGGACACCCCCGTGGCCTATTCGCCCGAGACGCTGGCGTACTTCGATAAGCTGAACGCTTACATCGGCGGTCGCAACCCCACGTACGGCAGCTACTCGTGGGCCATGCCAGCCCAATCACACACGTTTGGGGGCAACAGCAGCAAGGGCCTCACCGACCAAACCTTCGCCGATGAAGATCGGGTGTACACCCGCTACACGCCGGAGAGCATCTATTCTCCGTACGTGTCGAAGCCGGTCGAAGAGAACGCGCTTTACCAGTTCAATCTGCCGTCTAGCGGAAACAAGGGCAGCACCGGCAGCGTCCGTGTCAGCTACAACACGCCCATCGCGCTGGTGGATAACCGCACAGGAAAGCTGGTCTATTCGGGCACCGGCTTTGACGCGGCTGAGAAAGTTGCGGCCATGGCTCGGCAACTCACGCAGGAAGGCGGCAGTAAGGCCAAGTGGTCGATCTACACCGCCCCGCCCGGCGCGACCGACGTGAGCCAGTTCAAGCAGGTCGCCGAAGAGACCCAGAACAAGGGCATCCTCGGCGCGCTTGGCACGATCCTGCCCATCGCGGCCTCGTTCATCCCCGGCTTTGGCCAGCTAACGCTGCTGCCGAAAATGGCTATCATGGCGGGCGCTGGCGGTCTTGGCGCGGCGCTTGCAGGCAACGACATTCTCAAGGGCGCGCTGCTTTCTGGCGCGACGGCAGGCCTCGTAAACGCGCCTATATTGTCGGGCGGCGGGAGCCTTGCGAGCGGTATCAGCAAAGCGCTAAGTTCTGTCGGCCAAGGTGCCGTGCAGGGCGGTCTCAACGCGGCTGGCGAGATTGTCGTTCCGGGCATCAACGCCCTCACGCAAGCAGGTGGCACCGCTCTTGGGCAGGGCGCGCTGAACGCCATCGGTAACAGTTTGATTACGTCGACTGGCGCAAAGGTGCCTACCGACGTGACCTCGTCAAACATGGGCACTGGGTCGGTTCCTACCGACGTGGCCCCGTCAAGCATGGGCACCGGATCGGTTCCAACTTCCATAGGCGGCGCTCCGCTTCCGTTGGACGGGATTACTGTTCTCGGTGGCCAGTTCGCCAATCCGGCTGCCATAGCGGCGGCGCAGGGTGCTACCACCGGCGCGCTCAGCACCGTCGCAGACAACGTAAGCCCGGCAGAGAACCCGATCACCGTTAAGGGCAAGCCTGTCGACCAAGTGGCCGACACGACCACTGGCTCGCTCAGCAGCATCGCTGATCTTGCTACCGCAACCGACAACGTAAGCCCGGCAGAGAACCCTATCACCGTTAAGGGCAAGCCTGTCGACCAAGTGGCCGATACGACCACTGGCGCGCTGACGGGCGTTACCAACGCTGTAGCTGACGCGAACCTAGGTCCGGAAGAAAACCCGATCACCGTTAAGGGCAAGACAACCAATCAGGACACGACAACACCGGGCCTGTACACTCCCAGCATCATTGAGACGGCAGCGCTTACCGGCCTGTCGCCGCAAGAAGTTCTGGATGCGTCTACCAGCGACACTAAGCCGCCCAAGTCCACCCTCGAAAAGATTTCAGACTACATGCAGCTCGCCGGTCTCGGCGTCGGACTGCTTGGTAACCTTGGTGGTGGCGGCGGAAGCGGCACATCCGGAAAGATGCCCGGCGGCTTCGGCTCCGGCAGCGGTGTCTACTCGGCCACGCTGCCGACGCCCGGCCAGAACGGCGCCTTCGCTGTCGGTGGCCTTGACCGAGGCACCGGCGCTGGCGGCATCGGTGGCGTAACGCCTCCGGGCGGCGACTACACCCGCTTCGGCATGGGCAGCGCCACGCGCGCCGCGCCGAGCAACATCCCGCAGTACGGCGGCGTCAACCCGCCGGGCTTCAACACGCAGACGTGGGAGTGGCTCGGGCCGCAGACCGGCGTTGCGAAAGACATCACCGACCAGCTTGCCGCGCTCCCGTCGTCCGCTGCTCCCGCTCAGCCGGAGAAAAAGCTCGCCATGGGCGGCTACGCAGTCGGCGGACCCGGCGACGGACGCAGCGACGAAATCCCGGCCATGCTGTCCGACGGCGAGTACGTGATTGACGCCGAGACCGTTGCGCTGCTCGGCAACGGCTCAAACAAGGCAGGCGCGCAGCAGCTCGACAAGTTCCGCGCCAACATCCGCAAACACAAGGGCCGCGAATTGGCCCGTGGCCAGTTTAGTGTTAAAGCTAAGGCACCAGATGCCTACCTGCCAAAAGGACGCTCGTAATGCCTTTCAGTGACTTCCTGACAGAAGGGGCGACCATCCCTGCAGGCTCCGCCGTAAAGGCGCTGAGCACGTCTACCGTCATCCCGGACTGGTACACTAACTACGGCATGGACGTTCTGGCCAATCAGAAGGCGCTGTCTGGTCAGGGCTTTCAGGCGTACACCGATCCGAGGACGGGCCAGCCGATCCAGCGCTTTGCGGGCTTCTCGCCGGATCAGGAGGCGGGCTTCGCCGCAACCCGGCAGGGCGCGAACGTCTTCCGGCCCGAGCTGAACGTCGCGTCGCAGCAGACCCAGAACGTCTTCGGGCGCTCGGGCCTTAACGCCGCGCAGCCCTACTTCAATCAGGCGGCGCAGACTTCCACGGCCAACATCGGCCAATACATGAACCCGTACACCGAGCAGGTCGCCAACCGCATCGGTCAGATGGGCCTGCGCACGCTCAACGAGCAGCTCCTGCCGGGCATCAGCGACAAGATGATCGCCGCTGGTCAGTTCGGCGGCACGCGTCAGGCTGAACTCATGGGCCGCGCCCTGCGCGACACCATGGAAGGCATCTCGGCTCAGCAGGCACAGGCGCTGCAGCAGGGCTACGGTCAGGCTCTTGGCGCCGCTCAGACCGACCTGTCGCGTCAGGCCACCCTCGGACAGCAGGTCGGCAACCTTTACGGTGCGGACACCTCGGCCATGCAGTCTGCTGCGCAGCAGATGGGCGCGCTGGCGCAGCAGCGTCAGACCCAAGAGCTTGCGGGTGCCGGTGCCCTGCAGCAGGTCGGCGCACAGGAGCAGGCTCTTCAGCAGAAGAACCTCGACTTCGCCCGGTCCGAGTGGGAGCGCCAGCAGGCCTACCCGCAGGAGCAGATCAACGCGATGATGGGCGCGCTGCAGGGCGTCGCCGGTGCCGTGCCAAAGACCACCGAAGAGTACGGCGTCGTGCCGAACGCCACGCCGACTACTACCACAGGGCAGACCATCGCCTCGGGTCTCACCGGCCTCGCCGGTGTGCTGTCGGCCATCGGCAAGCTGTGAGGTAAGTCGTGGACGGACTGACGCAAGCACAGTGGGACGCAATCGTACAGCAGCTTGGGCCTGTTAAAGCAAACGCGTGGCTGGCCAAGCGTAACCAAGAGCTGGCCGCTGAACTGCCGCCTACCAATCCGACGCAGCCTCCTGTATACCCGAACCAACCGCTGGCCGCCGCGCAGCCGCAAGGAGTTTCGAAAGTGGACGAGACCGAAGATACCACTCCGGCGGGCGCGCTTCCGGGCAGCGACGACGCGATTGATTTCGCCAATCTGACGCCCGAAACATATTCTCGTCTGCTTGGCGAGACGCAGAGCCAGATCGCAAAGCTCGCTCCGGTTATGGGCGAAAAGGACTACGAGGCGGCCAAGCAGAAGATCATGGAGCGCCGCTTCGGTCCGTCGCGCGCTGAGCAGCTCTTCGCCCTATCCGCCGCCCTCGCCAAGCCGACCTACGCAGGCAACCGCTTCGGCCAGATACTCGGTAATGTTGCGCCCGCGCTGGGTGAGGCGGAGCGCCAACGCCGCGAGGCCGACGCGGCCCGAGAAACGGCACTTGAGCAACTCAAGCAGCAGTACCTCACCGGGCAGAACGCGAACACTCGCGCCCAACTCGAGGGGCGCCTCGGTCTGTTGCGGGCTGCAGGGACGATGATGAAGCCGCAGAACCCTTGGTCGGGATCGGTGTACGACCCAGTCAAGGGGCGTTGGATGCAGCAGCCGGGAAAACCCGGCGGCCCACCTACACTAACGGCGCAGGAAGTCGCCGCGTTGTCGGCGGACCCGAAAAATAAGGGCATGCCTTTCTTCACGACCGATGGTCGTCCTATGACCATTAAGTGACGGAGATAAAATAATGGCGACCGACAAAGACCCATACGCTCCTTACGCTGTTCCGGCACAGGAAGGCCCGTCGCCTCAACAGCGCAAACTCGAGGTTGAGATCGGCAGCGGGCAGCAGAACATCCAGAAGTCTCAAGCCGACATCGCGAATGACCGCGAGCGCATCCGCCTTGACCGCGAGAAGTTCATCGCCGAGCTTGCTGCCAAGGGCCTCATGCTAGACGACAAGGGGCAGGTCGTGCCGCGCCCCGGCGGCGCTGTGGGTGTTTCTACGCGGCCAGCGGAAAGCCCGGAGCGCACCAAGGCTCTGGCGCAGATCGGCGCTGCGCGCGACCTCGACAAGTCCATCGTCGAACTTGAGCGGCTGTTCTACCGGGGTCCGGGCCGCACTCGCGGCATCATGGGTGGCAAGGACTATCTCCCCCTTGTAGCAAACAAGCGCTTCGACAAGGCTGCCGAAGCCAATCGTGGCGTCATCAAGAAGGCGCTGGCGCTGACTGGTGGCGAACTCAACACCGCAGCAGAAGCCGAAGCAGCACTCGGCCCGTACATCCCGAGCAGTAAGGCTTACGACAAGACCAACATCGACGCCTTCAACCGGCTGCGCCAGAAGCGCGACGAGGCTTGGCGTCTTGGCATTCAGACGCTCGGCGGCATCCCCGACGTTAATGGTGTCGTGACCCCGCTGGACCCGTCTAAGGTCACCGACGCGCTTCAAGTCGCGCCGTGGCTTCAGCGTGAGCAGAAGCGCCCCAAGACCGAGGATGAGATCGCAACGGCTGCCGCAACAGGCGCGCAGCCGGAGACGGCTTACCCGCCGGAAGCGTCTGCGTTCAATCAGGCAATGGCGGTCACTGCACCTCTAGTGGCTGCTGGCACGGACACGACCGAAGTCAGCAAACCCATCCCTGAAGAGATGCAGCAGGAGATGCAGGAGTGGTTTGCCAAGCACCCGCGCGGATCGCTCAGCATTGAGGACTTTGCCAACTTTCGCAACGCGCTTGATGCGAAGTACGGCTACGGCAAGCGGGACTACACGGACCCCGGCTCTGTTGAGTTCGTGAAGAACTACAACAGTTCGGCTCCGCTCAACACTGCCATCCCGCCGCCACTGGCTCCTGACACCCGTAACGCTTTGGAGAAAGTTGCTGGCGCTGCCGTCATGTCCCCCGCCGGAACTACGGCGGCCACGGCCTTGTCCGGTGCCGGGCTTAATCTCGCTGACCTCGCCTTGTCGGATGAGATGCAGGCTCTGCGCGAGCTGAACCCCAACGCGGCGGTTCTGGGCGACGTGCTTGGCAGCGTCGGGGGCGCCTCTGCGCTCAGCAAGGCTGGCTCCAATGTCGCCGAGAAGCTCTTCAGCAAATCGGCTCCCGAGCTGTACCGCAAGATCATGTCGGGCGGTAAGGGCGCGACTATAGCTCGCCAGATGCTAAACGACGTTGCGCAGGGCACCATCTATGGTGGCGCGGTGGAAGGTGACGCAGGCACCGGCGCCGTCAGCGGCGCTACCGGCAACGTCATGGGCCTCGGCCTCGGCAAGATCGGCGGTGCTTTCTTGCGCGGCTTGAGGCGCACTCCCGAAGCCGATCTGCTCATCAAATATGGCGTGCCTGATCTGACTGTGGGCCAGCAGCTCGGCGGCGTATCTAAGCGCGTTGAGGATGCAGCGACTTCTCTTCCCGTGGCTGGTGACGTCATCAACGCGCGCCGTGGCGAGAGCCTTCTCGGCGCGAACCGGGCCGCGTTTCAGCAAGTCGCCGGGGAGCCTATCGGCCTCGGCGAAGACGCGCTGAAGGAACTCGCACGGCGTCGGGAGAAGGCGTATACCGACGCGCTTGGAGGCCACATCTTCGACCTCAACAACCCTGAGTTCACGGCGGAGATGGCGCAGGCTCTTGCGGCTCGGGGGCGGCTCACCGACGAGTTCGCAACCAAGTTCGATAAGGCAGTGAAGAACGCCGTTGCCGAAACGCCCATCGGGCAGGGCGGCACCATGACCGGCGAACAGTACCAGCAGGCGCAGCGTCGCCTATCGGGGTACAAGGGCGAGACTACGAAGCCCGGCTTCGAAAAGGATTACCGAGACGCACTGAGCGGCGTAAGCTCGGCTCTTCGCGGCGAAGTGGAGCGGCAGGCCCCTGAGGTTATCCCGGCTCTGTCCGCTGCGGATAAGATGTACCGGGGCGAGAAGATACTGCAAGACGCGATTAACCGGGCGAAGTTCGACACTATGAACCTTGGTGCCGACGTGTTTCGGCCCGGAGACCTGACCTCCGCTGTCAGCAAGAGCAAGCTGAAGTATCCGGGCGACGTTCCGTTGGCTGATTTTGAGAAAGCGGCGCAATCTGTGCTTCCGTCGAAGCTGCCTGACAGCGGCACCGCGCGGCGCGCTATGCTCGGCGCGATGACGCTTGGAGGCGTTGGCGCTATCACCGGCGGCGGTTCTTCGGCGGCTGAAGGCGGCAATCTCTCTGACATCGTCACGAGTGGTGGTGCTGGCGCTGCCGTTCCGCTTGCAACGCTGGGGCTGCTTGCAGCAGGCGGAACGCGGGGCGGTCAGCGTGCGCTCAGCAAGGTGCTGTTCGACAGGCCGCAGATCGCGAAGGTTCTTGGCAACCTCACGGAGAAGTACGCCCCGAAGGTCGGAACCGGCTTGATCCCGTTTGTCATGCAGGGCGCGCAGCCCGATACAAGCGAAGTCGGCTGGTACGATCCCGAGACGGATACGCTGGTGCTGCCAGACGGAAGCCGGGTCAAGCGCGACGGCACGCCGGTCGCCGAGAAGGCAAGCGGAGGCTCTATCAAGAAAGCACCCGCTCGCACTCGCGATGAACTGTACTCTCGTTATTTGGGGTAACCAGTGGCCAAGAAGAAATCATCTCTCGCTGAACTGGTCCGCTCCGAGTACGGCACGCGCGAGCCGAAGTACTCGGTCAAGAAGGCCGCGCCGAACACGCCGGTCAAGGGCAAGCGCGATTTCAACGTGCGCGTGTCGGACACCGGCAAGCCCGCAACCGCCGTTGAGCGGGAAGTCGAGAACGTGTTCGGCATGGAGCCGGGTATCCAGCGCCCCGGCCTGATCCCGTTACGCCGCAACCCAGTTACCCGCAACGTCGAAGCGGTAGCCCCGCAAGCCCTGTACGACGCCGCCCGCGCCTTTGTGTCGCCCAGCGTGGCGTTGCAGGGAAAGCCGATGGACATGCAGGACGAAGCGCTCAACTTCGCTGTCAACTTTACCGGCGCAGGCGCTCCGCGTGCGTTGGCAGCGCGTCCGCTCGAAGGCGGCGCAGTTGAGTTGGGGATGTCGGGCGGTCGGCGCACCAAGCCCGAGCCTACGCGCCAGTACACGCCGGAAGAGATGGCCGTGTACAAGCGCTTCGGCTCGAAGCAGGAGCAGGAGACCAAACGCGCGAAGCAGGTCGCCAGCGGCACCCAGCGCAGTAGCAAGGTGGTAAGCGGCAATCGCGGTAAGGTTAGCCCGACCGTGTACCGCGAGATGCAGGCCAAGGAAGGCCCAGAGGCGGTGCTGGCAGTCGGCAAGAAGGGCCAGCATCTCAAGCGCACCGAGAGCGGCTACGTCGGCTTCCCGCGCACCGTGGAGAACCCCAGCGGCCTCGGCGTCATGCGCCGCAACCTCGACACGCAGGTGCAGGACGCCGCCGACGCGATCCGGCTTGCCGATCCCGAAAACCTTGGCAACTGGTACAACCGCGCTCGCGCTGGCATGTCCGCCAGCAACGAGCCTTACCAACTGCCGCGCACTCTCGAACAGCACGGCGTGTACAGCGCCGGTGTGTCGCCCGAGAGCGAACTGGGCTTCGCCCTGAAGCACCTCAACTCGCGCGTTCTGGGCGAGCCGGGCATGGCCTTCCGCAACGCCGGGCAGGAGGCACTCGACAGCGCTGTTGCCGAGAACCGCGCCGCCGTGCTGGGCGACAAGACCGGCGAGTACATGCTCAAGCAAGACCCGCGCCTGCCGGGCAACGGTCTGTTTGGCGTGAACGACTTCCGCTGGGCGCAGAGCATGGGCTACACAGACCCGCAGGGTAAGCCTTGGAAGCAAGCGGTCAGCAGCACCATGCACCCGGTCATGGACATGGAAACGGCGCTCATGACCCAGCGCGCGAACGAGCGCGGCATGGGCGGTCGTACCAACTGGTTGGGCGAGCAGATGCAGGAAATCCCGTGGGTCTACGGGAAGGCCCAAGACCTGTACGCGCGTGGCAACAGCCCGACCGGACGGTTCGGCGGTGAAGCCATCGAGGGTATGAAAGGTGCCTTGCGCGAGGCCAACAAGACCCCCGCCGACTACTTCGCCAAGCACACCATGAGCGGCACGTACGAAATGACGCCGGGTGCCTCTACGGGGCACATGCCCGAGGTGATCGGCATGTCACCGGAAGAGAAGAAGGCCTACGGCCTCGAAGGCGCTTGGGCGCAGCCGTCGCCTGAAAGTTGGGCCGTCAAGAGCGGCCTCATCGACATGCCCGAGGCTGTCGGCGCGGGCGACCGCGATCTCCTGTACGGTGCCGCTGGTTTCCGCCAGCTTCCCACTATCGAGAGTTCAGGCGCGTACAAGAACATGGCCGGGGAGTGGGAATACAACCCGCTCAACATCGCCCGCCCGCTGGTCGATTACCCGACCGGGGGCGGTGCCGAGATCGCACCGCTGACCAAGAACGCCGTCGAGGCTATTGAGCGCTTCCGCGCCGTTGCTGACGCGCAGGAAGCCGGTGCCGCTAATATTCCGAACACGCTGAAGTCGCTGTCTGGCAAGAACGCCCTTTTGCTCGACACCGGCGGCCAGCAGCCCACGTCCGAGCAGCTTCAGGGGTTGATCGAAGGGCTTGGCCCGGCTGCTGACAAGTTTGGCGTGACCGCAACCAATCGCGGCGCGTATGTCTTCCCGTACGATCCGGGGGCCTCTTCGGCGGACCTTCGGGGCCTCAACGCCAAGTACCTTGAGGGCCTTCTGCCGGGCAGCACTGCCACCAAGGCTGGTGGAACCGGAGTGTACGAGCCGGGCATCGGTAAGTGGGGCGAAGAAGGCATTGAGCCGACCGCGCCGTACTCCGGCGAGGCCACCATGGGCCTGCTCCAGAAGTTTGCGGAAAACCCGCCCGAACTGGCCGCAAACATCAGCGAGAGCGAAGGCGTCCGCGAAGCGCTTCGTGCCAAGTACCTGCGCGACCTGAAGCGCAAGAACGACCTCGGCTCGGCCTATCGCGGCGACATCCAAGAGACGCGCCGTTTCCTGTCCGAGGCGGACTGGGCCAAGGCAGTCGAGTTGATCCGCAAGGGCCTATCGCCCGCAGCCGCTATCGCGGCCTTGGGCTACTCCGCCTCGGCCATGGCTCAAGACGATCAGTAACGCCTGAAGGTCTTGTTGTGGTACTGGCGAGCCGCCCCCGCCAGCCGCTTGCGCTCTGCCTCCGAATAGGTTGCGGGAGGGATCGGTCCCTCCCGCTCCAGCCTCTCGTATCTTTGCAAATCCGTTTCCTTGCTCATTGCTTCCTCCGTTTCATCGCCTCAAGCAGCACCTCTTGGACGGTGCGCTTCGAGGCCAGTCTGTCGAATACCAAGTTATCCACAGTATTTTTTGCCATGATGTAGTGCACGAAAACAGGCCGATCATAGCCCGCCTGCTTCTGCCGCATCGGGCCGATCCGCTCGATGATCTGCATGTGCTCCTCAAGGCTCCAGTTCAGCCCGAAGAAGGCGAGGATGTTGCCGCCGTCTGCGAGGTTTAGGCCGTGTCCCGCCGACGCAGGGTGAGCGAATAGTATCGGGACTTGCCCGGCGTTCCACTCCCGGATCGTATCAGGGTCGCTGTCCAGCACCCGAGCTTGAGGGAAACGACGCCGTAGTCGCTGGAGATCGTGCTTGAAGTTATACGCGACAAGAACCGGAGCGCCGTTGGCCTCTTCGATGACGCTTTCGAGGGCGTCGAGCTTTGCGTCATGGACCGCCTCCCAGTTGCCCGCGTCGTCGGTGTAGATCGCGCCGTTGGCGATCTGCAAGCACTTCTGCGTGCGCACCGCCGCATTGGCCGCCTCGACCCCGTCCGCGCCGATCTCGGCGAACATCTCGTCCTCCATGTCGCGGTACAGCACCCGCGCCTTGGGAGGCAGGTCGACGTAGATCGGGTTGCGGATCGGCTCGTCTACTGGCAGCCCGGTGACGGTCAGGCATATGTCGCTCAGCAGGGCCTGTATCTCGCCCTGTGCGTGCGGCTGCGGTTGCAGGCTGAAGCCGTCGTACCCCTTGCGGAACCAGCGCTGCTCGAAGGCGCTAAAGGTGCGCCCGAGCCGCTCGCCCCTGTCGAGGAACCACGTCTGGCCCCAGAGGTCTTTTAGGCCGTTTGCGCCGGGCGTGCCGGTCAGGCCTATGAAGCGCTTCACCTTGGTGTGCGCCACCTTGCCGAGCGCACCGGCGCGCTTGCTGCCCTGCCGGATGCGGAAGGACTTGAGGCGCGTCAGCTCGTCCGCCACGACGGTTACGAAGGGCCAGTCGTCGCCCAGCGTCTCGCACAGCCAGCTCAGGTTGTCGTAGGCCATGGTGTAGATGTCAGCAGGGGCGTCAAGCGCCGTTTGACGCTGCTTCGGGGTGCCGTTGATGACCGACACGCGCAGGCGCTTGAGGTGCGGCCACTTGGCCACCTCATCCGGCCACGTGCTGATCGCCACGCGCTTGGGGGCCAGAACCAGCACCGGGTAGACCCCTTCGACCAGATCGAGGGCGTCCAGCGCCGTCAGCGTGGTCACGGTCTTCCCGCCGCCCATGGGCATCCACAGCGCCGTCCGTGGACGCGCGTAGAGCCAGTCCAGAGCCTCGCGCTGGTAGTCGTGGGGTACGAAGTGCTTCACTCGCATTCCTCGCACAGGTGGACCCAGTCGCCGCCGTCGAAGCGGGCGCAGCCCCCGTGCTCCTTGAAGTCGTCGAGGGCATCGTCGAAGTCGCTGGTGTCGGCTTCGAAGGTCTTGCCGCACTCGTCGCACTCGAAGGTGATGGTGCGGTCATAGAAGTTGCGCCGGATCGTCATGGCTCAGGCCTCCTCGAACTTGGGTCGGGCGATGATGGTCTGCGGCACGCCATCGCGAATGTCGTGCGCCTTGATGGTGGCCTTGCCGCGCACCTTCTCACCGCGCCCGAACGCGAGGTTGCCCTTGTAGACGATGACGTTGTTGTCGGCGTCGCGGAAGATCGTGATGTAGACGGTGCCGAACTGGCCGTCGAAGCTGTGCGTGCGCTCGGCGGTCAGTTCGAAGTCGCGGCGCTCGCCGACTGTGCCGACGTGGCCCTGAAGGCGGTCAGCGGCCAGCTTGGCCTCGCGGCGCTCGTTGCGGGTCGCTTCCAGTTCGACGGCACGGGCGAGGCTCTTAGCGGCAGCGGCGTGCTGGCCGTCGGTCAGGCCGCCCCACTCGTTGATCGAGAGGCGCAGCTTGCTCAGGAAGTCGCC